CAGCAGTTGTTTTTCCAATTTGACCAAGTGATTCTGAAACTTCTTGAGCAATAAGACCATATCGAGTTCTTTTTTTAGTACTCTCTTTTAAACTATATTGTACTGGTCTTAATGAATTTATAAAATTTAAACCAAGTTCCGAACCACTAATGTGTTCTTTAATTTTTATATCAGATTGATTATTGAAGTTATCTGCATATATTTCATCCCACCATCTACTGGTATTACCCATATCTCTAGTTGAATTTCCAGAGTTGTAATAAGCAGCGTCGATATCCCCTCCTACATATAAAGTACTTCTAATATTTCCTAGTGTGGTTTGGTCTGAGTTATAATTGAATTGTTGTATGTTGACTGAACCACTGGAGACTTGAATATATTTGGCAGTTAAATCAGAAGTTGTTGCAGCTGAATCTCCTTGAATAGCTACTTTTCCACCTTTTACATTAATAAGTGTTGGTTGAGACCCCCAACCTGTACCTTGTCTTTCAATCTGAACATATTTTGTTGAATCATTTAAAACTTGTAATCCTCTTGAAGTTAATTCAACAACATTTGATGGTATAACAATAGTCATATAAGAATTAGAAGAAGATAGTGTATATGTTATTGAACTTGGTGTTGTTGTATAATAAGTTGTAGTACCATTACCACTTGAGTCATAATCAATTTTATATCCACTTGAAGCTGCAATCTTGATATAATATTGAAATTTATAAGTTCCTGCATCTAGTGTAATACTCTTACTTTGTTGAGCCCAAGAAGATACTTCGTTATATGAAGTATCACTATAATAATTACCATTACGATTTTGCCATTGGTTATTATATCCAGTATTTACTGATTCCCAATATTGAGTTGTTGTGTATGCACCTCGATGATTACCAGACCATACCAAAACATCAGTTGTGGCACTTGTTGATTGATTTACTGCTCTTACATAGAAGTAAAAATAATGAGTTCTTGGCCCTCCACTTTGGAAAAAAGATGGATGGGTCTGTCCAGCATATGCTGGTGAGTAATTCGGATAATCGGTATAACCACCATTTGTAGATGCAGGTGTACTTATATCTATTGCCTGAGGTCTCCCAACTGTTAAGTCATAAGTTCCAGTTTGTTCTATCGTATATGTTGTTGCTGTTAAAGTTTCTGCTACCTCAGTTCCATAAACTAAATAATTATTATTTGCATCACTTGTTGGTAGATTAGGTGTTGATGCAACATAATCCATATCGTTTATAGAAACATTTGTACCTGCAGTTGATGACCACTCATTTGCTGGTTTTAATCTTAATTTAGTTTCAGAACCAGTTTTAAATAGTATTTCAGGTACAACAGGGTCTAAAATCATATCATCATTTACAGAAACAAATTTTCCACCAGAAGATGATTCTTGTGCTTCCCATAATCCCACAACACCTGATGTTAATGAAATTGCACCTGATACAATTGCATCTTGACATGTCATGTTTCCTTCTATATCAACTGAAAATTTTGGATTTGTTAAATCTGTACCTACTGATATAGTACTACCAGCAAGTGTACCTCCTTGTATCTGTGAACCACTTATTCTACCATGTACTAATAATGATGATGAACCTTGATTCCATCGTAAGAAACCTGTACTACCACTTAATTCGAAATCACCACTACTTGATAGATATGATGTCCAATCTGAATTAGCATAATATCCAAGATTATCTGCACCTAAAAATAATCCAACCCCACTTGGTGATACATTTTTAATTAGTTTACCAGTGACCGGGTCTACCGAACCACTAGCTCCAGCTGCAGTAAGAGCTGAATTTGCAGTTCCTTGAGCAGCAGTTGCATCTGATTGAGCATTAGAAGCAGTTGATTGAGCATTATTTGCTGCCGTATTGGCAGTATTTGCGGTTGTAGTTGCAGTTGCAGCAGATGCAGTTGCGTCATTTGCAGTTCCTTGGGCATCATTTGCGGCTCCTTGAGCAGCAGTTGCGGTTGATTGGGCATTAGAAGCAGAAGTTGCAGCATTTCCTGCTGCCGTAGTTGCGAATGTTTGTGCATTTGATTGAGCAGCAGATGCGGATGCAGCTGCTCCAGCTCCGAAATCTACTGCAGATGTTGAACCTGCTTGTATCGTTATTGCACCAGCAATATTTAATGAACTACCATTCCATTCTAAGTAATTTGAATCAGAACTACTGCCTAAAAAGAATTCACCACTCGAACTTAAGTAAGCTTTCCAATTTGATGAATCGTAATATCCTAAGTTGTTTGAACCTAAATACAAACCAGCTCCACTTGGAGATGCGGTTTTGATTACTCTTCTTGTTGTTGGGTCTACTGAACCACTACTTCCTGCTGCAGTTAGAGCTGAATTTGCTGTTGATTGAGCAGTTGAAGCATTAGTTACTGCAGTATTTGCAGTTGATTGAGCGTTTGAAGCTGAAGTTGCTGCGTTTGTTGCTGCCGTACTTCCACTCGTTACAGAATTAGCTGCTGCGGTACTTGCAAAAGATTGAGCGTTGGATTGGGCGGTAGATGCAGCGGTTGAACCACTCGTTACCGCATTTGATGCTGCGGTTGCAACAGAAGTATTAGTTGCAGCATTACCACCAGCAGTAATTGTTATAGCACCTTTTATACTTAAGTTACTACCATCCCATGTAAGGAATCCATCTGAAACCCCACCCTTCAAACTCATTACATTACTATTACCATCTTTTCTTCCTATATAAATTCCATTGGCAGAATCGTATGAAGTAATTCCACCAATTGCCATATATGGGTTTTGACTAGTTCCTGCGTTTGAGGTATCTGAGTTTAATGCGATTACTGGATAACCAGAACCACTTGTTCCTATATTTACTGTTCTATTTGCATATACATCTTGAGAAAATAAAACATCTGTTGCAACTGAACTAAATGTTGCTCCAAATGATTCCCAATATGTGGCGTGTGAACCACCTGATGTTGGTTGTTGGTTTGCATTAGATGCTGTATGAGATGATTTGGCTAAATAATATTCTCCAGTAGAACCTTGTACAACATCTCTTCTTAATGATGAAGATACATATTCTATATTTAATCCCCATACTCCTCGATATGTTACACCAGGCCCTGGTGGACCAGGTAAACCATCTGCTCCATCTGTTCCATCTGTTCCATCTTGTCCATCTTGTCCATCTTGTCCATCCGAACCAATATTACCTGCAATTGCTTTTGTATAATTTACTACTTGTTGGTGGTCGGTTATATCTCCACTACCATCTTTATAATTTAAATTAATAGTTAGTGAGGCACTATCTGAATTAAATGATGCAAGTGAATATTCATTTTTAGTTGGAGTAGCATTTGTTGGAACACAACCAGAACCAGTAATACCAACAATATCAAATCTGTTATTCGTAGATAATCCTTGTTGATGTTGTATTGTTTCTGAACCTATTCTAAATGTTACTGAACCACTACTATCACCTAGTGATGATACAGCACTTTGTGAAGTTGCGTTAAATGTTTGATTGTTTGTTGTAGTATTAAAACTAATACCATCTAATTTCTTAACTGGTGATACTGAAACTCTATCTGTAAATACAGAACCAAATTCATCAGAACCACTAAACTCATATGTTGTATTTCCTGCTCCAAATGAGTAATCAGATGCATTTAATGTAAAAGTTGTTATACCATTTACTGTTGAACCTTGTGTAAGACCAGGTTTACCACTTCCACTATTTACTGTAAGTGTTGTTGTATCTGATGCAAGGTTTTTTCTTTGTGCTTGTATTGTTATACTTTGACCACTTGGGTCTACTGATAAATCAGTTGCCTTATAAAAGAATTGATTTTGATTTGATGTTACAATAAGTGCAGATGCAGGTTCACCATCTTCAAATCTTGTGATTGTTTCAAATTCTTCTTTATCTTCTATTGATGCAGTATAAGTAATAGAACCTACAATTTGTGAACTAAGTGAACCACTAAACGATGCAATTGTTAAAACATTGTTAGTATTTAATGCACCAGGATAAGCTTCTCCTTGAGATGAATAAACTGTTGGGTTTATGAATACACCATTTTTATCGAATGCTGCAGATGCAAATGTAATTGAACCAGTCAATCCATTTGAAGTTACTCTGAATCTTGATTGTTGGAATGGTGGATTACCTAGTGAACCACTTGAGAATCTAAATGCAGTTCTATCAGTTTCAAATTCTAATAATCTAACATTTGATGTTGTTGTTAAATTTCCACCACTAAAGTTTTTTGATTTGTTTACTTCTACTGGTATAAAGTTATTATTTATATCATAGAATTCAAATTTAAAATCAAAGAATTCTGAATCTAATTTTCTTGGTACTTCTTGTACAAGTGTAAATTCATCTGGTGAAAATGATGTTTCTTGTGCATTTCTAAAAGATACATTTGATATGTACCAATCATCACCATTTACTTCTAATACTAATCTTGCACTACCAGAGTTAGTTGAAATAATATTTTTACTAACATCAAATTTTTGAAGAGTGTCATCAGAACCACTAATTATTTCTATGGATTGTGTAAAAGAAGAACCACTTAAATATGCGTGTATTTGTTTAGATGAATTTACAGAACCTGATAATTTTGTTTTAAATGAAATATTATATTCTATATCATTTCCAATATCTAAAGATTCTGATGTGTATATTAATTGTGTTCCACTTCCACCATAATTTATTTTTACACCATTTAATAATTGTGTATTATCTAGTGTGACTGGGTGAGCATCTGATGATGTAATCCAATAATTAGATAAATTGTAGTTATTAAATATACCATATGAAAGTTCAGTATCTGCAGTTGTTGTTATATCTTTTAGTAATTCTGTTGATTCTAGTTTCTGTTCTTGTACGAGTGTAAAATCACCTGTTTCATTTCTTGATTTTCTAAATACTTTTATTCTTGCAACATCACCAACGAATGATTTTAAGTTTGTTATTTTTATTTTAGCAAATGAACCAGTTAATGCAGATTCAACTACTGTAATTCCTTCTTCATTATCAAATGATGATGTGTATCCAATATTTGTAAATCCAGTTACTAATCCATCTGAACCAGTATGTGCACTATCTACTAAAACTTCTGTTTCACTTAGTGCCTCTTTTACAGTTGGGTTATAATTTAAACTTGGGAATGATATTGTACTTTCATCGATTGATGAAGTAAAGTTGGGACCAGAGTTAACTTTTAATCTATATAATACTCCTCCCCCATAATTACTATAATCTGTTCCAGCTTCTGGTTGGAAAGGAATTCCATCTAAACTACCACTCTGAGTTACTGTTGGTATTGTTTTGGTAAATAATGGTTTTGATATTTCTTCAATAGAAATCTTAGGTCTTTTGAAAAATCTAACTCTTGTTTCGTTGGCAAGATTTCTATTGATGTTAAGTTGTTTTTCCCACTTAACATTGTAGATGCCTTTCCAATTATCTGGTACATCTATTTTATTACCCTCATCATCAAAATATGATTTTAGTTCTCCAAGTATGGTAATTTTACCTAATCCAATAGGAGTATCTTCATATACATAAACTCCAACTACTTTAGATAATCCTTCGTAATATTGAGGAACTCCTTGACCTGGTTCGAAGTATATTGGATTACCATTTACATCTAAAACTTCTATTTTTATTTCAGTAGTTTCTTTTAGACACTCAGAACCTTCAATAAGAAATCCATTCTTACCACCAGTAAGGTTTTCACCTAATTCAGTAATTCTAAAGTATGTTGAGTTTGGATTGGTATCATTTAGAAATACACCAAATTTACTCAAATTCTCTAGGGATGAAAATTTTTTGATTATTGCCATACCTTTATAAATATTGAGTTATTTAATAAGTGTATATATATTCTATGGAAACCTATGGGAAAATATTCTACTATACAAATTACAAAAGAAACACTTAAGTTGTTAAGTGATTACTGTGCAGATAATGGTTACAGTAAAAGTGGATTAATTGAAAAATTAATTAAAGATAAAGTTAAAAAAGAAGTACCTTCTCAGAATGTGTTAAGAGTTAATACTTAACATTTGAAAATCCTTTTTCTTTCTTAATTTCAACTAAATCATCTACAACATCTCGCATTGAATCAATATGAGATATTACCATAACGAAATCAAACTGAGTTTTAAGGTATGTGAACAACATAAATAAAGATTGTAGGTTCTCACTATCTAAAGTACCAAATCCTTCATCTATTACAAGGAAATTAGGTCTAGGAAGATTACATACATTAATAAGTGCAACTCGAATTGCTAATCCACTAATGAATCTTTCCATTCCACTACACATTTCTAAACTCCATCTCTGGTCTCCATACACTAAATAGGCATTAATGTTTTTACCATCGATTTCTAACTGCATTCCAAATTCTACGATTTGTCCTAATATATTGTTTACCTCACCTTCTAACATTGGAAGTGCCTTTTCTATCAGTTCATAGGATACACCATCTCTACTTAAAGCATTTAAATAGAAATCATATAGTTTACTCTGTGCTTCTAAGTTTTTTACTTCTTGTATTCTATCTTCTATAATTTCTTTTTGATTCTGAAGTGCAGATATTTTACCATTTAATTGTAATATATCTTTGTTATTATTTTTTATATCTTGTTTTATAACATCCCACTCAGAACGAACATTTACTATCTCATCTCTTATTTCTTTGTTCTTTTTAATTTGTTTTTCGTTCTTATAATATTCTTTAACAAGTTGCTCTTGTTGACCAAATTGTGTAATATACTTGTATTCTTCAGTTTCGGTTGTTGATAACTTGTTGATAAGTCCACTCAACTCTCTATCTATCTTATCTTCTTTTTCTTGAGCTTCTTTAAAGTTTTTCCATTCTTTTTCATAACCTTTTAAAGAATCTATTTCAACATTTATATCTAACTTTTCTTTTCGTAATGACTGTAATTCTGATTCCTTTTCTTGTATTTCAGATTCAACTTTTTCTTTTGTATCTAGTATAGATTTAGAGTTTTCCATACAAACATCACATTCTTCGTTGTATTTATGAGAATCTAAATGGTCTTTTCTATCGTACAAAGATTCTAATTTTATATTTACTTTTTCGATATCAGATTCTACATCAGATAATTTTATCTTTTTTATCTTTAAAATACCAATACTATTTTCTAATACTTCTTCATCAAATTTATCAAGTATTTCTTCTAATTCAAGTTGTAGTTCTTCTCTATGACTAATTCTATCTTGAATAGAATCTTTTTGTTTTGTTGTATCATCCTTTTTCTTTTCTAGGATTCTTAATCTTTTTTCTAACTCTTCAATCGATACACCACTATCTGCGTTTAGGTTAACAATCTTCTCATTTAACTTGATTATTTGCTTATTAAGTTTTTCTTCTTCTTTCTTACATTTATCTTGTTGTATCTCTAATAACTTGTAGGCAGATTTCTCCCCCTTTAACTTTGTATCGATTTCGGCCAATTTCGTCGTAAAATCGTCAGACTTAAACTTTCTGATAAGTGTTGCATTATCTCTGTTTTGTTCACTTGCTTGTTGATATAATTTATCAAAGATATCTACTCCAATAAATTGAGAAAGAGTTTCTTTTCTTTCGGATTGTGATTTATCAATAAATAAAGCATTGTTACCTTGTAGTGAAAGAGTAGTTAATACAAAATCCTCAAACTTACCTAAATACTTTTCAATGTTCTTATTTGTTTCTCTTCGTTGTTCACCATTAAGTGATTCAAGTACTCCTGCATCTTCTTTCCAAAAGTTAACATCAACTTTAAGATTAGTTCCTCTTCGTGTCCATTTAGCAGTTCTTTCAATAAAGTATTGTATTCCATCTATTTCAAAGTTAAACTTACAATAGAATTTATCCTTACGATTATTAAGAATATTTTTAGATGATGTAGTACGAGATGTTTTATCGTAAATACAAAAACATAGTGCATCAAATAAAGATGATTTACCACTTGCGTTTGGAGCAAAGATTCCTATGATACCTTGTGCCTTATCGAATCTTACCTTATTATCTTCACCATACGAGAACATATTAGAAAAATGAAATTCTTTTGGTGTCCATAATATATTACCAGCAGAATCTGAATCATCTATTCGTGAGTTTAATTCTGTATTTATTTCTTGAATACTATCAAGTTCTTCTGAATCTAATAGATATTGTCTTTCTAAATAATCTCTGATAAGTTGGTTTTGGAAGGTTTCATCCTTGACATTACCAACAATATTTTTATTTATTTTTTGATTTGTTTTAAGTTGTCCGATTGTATCGGTTCTTGTTACAGTAACCTCTTGAACCTTAAATAATTTTTTTAACTCGGTGATACATCGTTTCATATCACTAGCCTCAGTTTTTGTAAACCTTAATCGTAATCTTGGATGTTTAGGTAGTTTTGTACCTATCTCATCGTAAACCCATTGTGGTATCTTTCCTTTTACTACATCAACAGTTAAGAATCCATAATCATTATGAAGATGGTGTTCAGTAAATGTTCGTGTTGGAATATCCCAAAGTAAGTATCCATGATTTTCTAGTAACTCTCCATGATTTTGTTGAATCATAGAACCAGCATAAGCTATATGTTCGTATCCTTTACCAAATGTTTGTCTTTTGTGAATATCACCCAACATGGCCATATCGAATCCATCAAACATATCCACTTGGAATGAGTTAGAAGAAACGGTATAGCCGATATCTGTTTGAGCTTTGTTTACTGGTCCATGAAATAGACAGATTGTATTTTCTCCATCAATGGTATCTCCCTTAGGCCAATTTTCCTTGTTATCCAATATAGAATAGACAACGAAATTAAGATTATGAATAGGGTAAACACCAGTGTCACGAAGATAATGAATTCTATCATTTCCAAGATTTTTGATAATAGGCGTAAGTACATCTAGTCTGTGGGAATTATTTAAATTACAATCGTGGTTACCTGTGATTAATACAGTTTCTCTTAACTTCGCACACTCTGTGAGAAACCAGCTTATTTCGTGTACGAGTTCGGGTGACATCTCTGTTTTTGCATGAGCGATATCACCAGCAATATAGATGAGGGAATCTTCTATATTATCTTCTTTAACTTCTTTTAGGAATCGTTTAAATACTATTTTGTATTCTTTGTGTCTTTGTAGATTACGAATATGTAAATCTGCTAAGTGATAAACCTTAGTTATTATCATAAATTGTTATTTAATAAGTTTTTGAAAGTTTCAACTTGTAAGTGATACAAATCTCTCATTAGATTATTGTTGTGTTCTAATTTTTCTCTACTTTGATTATATAGTTCGTGTATTTCTTCTATTGGAAGTTTTCCTAACCTTACTATATTTTCACTTGCCTTTATTGTTCTTTCAAGGTTGCATTCAATATTATCATATGATGTATCTATTACATCTTCAAACAAATTAAACCCAAGTTTTTTAAGTGTTTTTAGTAATCCCTTCTGTCCTATAAATAAAGGAATGTTATATGACATAAAAGGTTTAAATATTTTTTCTGATGTATATATTTGTCCATCGTAGTTTGATAAACTTGTACATCCTATTATTTCAATGTATGCATTAGATGTATATGGGAGTGTAAATGCATATTGGTCTACATTTGAAAGGTTTGGAATGTAATCTAATACTATTGGTAAATCTTCTAATAAAGATTTATGTTCTTCTTCTGTATATGCACCTTTTAATATTTTTTGTTTCCAATCCTCAACATTTCTTATTCCTAAATTAGAATGATATTCGGTTAACTGAGAAACTTCTGATAAAAAGTTATTAAAATTTATATCTCTTTCTTTTTCTTGATTACAGTTTTCATCAAATATATTATATGCATTGTAAGAGAAGAATGAATCTTTTAGTAAATCATTATCTCTTAATGTTTTATGAATCATACTTCGTTGAAACTTATATACCCCATTATATGATAAAAACTTTTTTGCCCTTTTCATATCTGGATATCTTCTAAATACTACTTGTGCCAACCATCTTAAATCTTGATACCCTCCATTACAAACATAAAAATTATAATGTTGTTTTACTTTTCTTGTTGCCCACAATTCACCATATGTTGGTGTTAATATTTTTAAACCATCATTTTTATAAGCGGAATCACAACTATAACCAGTATCAGGATGTATGATTATAATATTCTTACAATTTAACTTTTCTGTAAAAGATGCTAATTCTCTTTCGTTTAATAATTGGCCATTATTTCTTTTTATATAACTAGAATCTATTATTAAACTATCTGATGATTTTACTAATGAGTTTATATATTCTATATTAGTTTCATTTGATAAATACGATTCAAAATCTAAATCAGATTCAGTAGTATTTTCTACGATAGTATTATATGGCAACCCTGTCGATTTTAGTAAATCTTTCCATTGAACATATAATCCTTGATTATATGGCATCTCTAATGTGTGAATCATAACCCTTTTAGTTTTTGAAAAACTACATCTTCAAATGCAGTTTTCTTTGTTTCTTTTAACTTTTCATTTACTTTAGTGAATCCCATCTCACCAGCATCTTTTCCACTTGGTAGAACATTTGTAACAGTTATACCATTATTCATAAAGTAACTTACATAATAAAGTGCTTGTTGTTGTGCATCTTCATCTAATAATATTTTTATTTCTTTTATTCCTTTTTTGTAAATAGTATCCATTAATATTTTTGGGATAAATTTACCTAGTAGGGGGATTGCGTTTCTTTTAACAGCCATGGCATCAAATACACCTTCTACTAATGTTAATGGTTCGTTCCAATTTATTTGATTTTCGAAGATTGTAACATTTTTTGAAACTGGCGGATTTTTATATTTAAACTTTTCCTCATCAAATACAGACCTCGCGATGAAGTAATTGAGTCTATTATCAGAATCATAGGAAGGAATAATAATCCTACCAGAATACATACCACCATCACAATACCCAATATTATATCTGATAATATCTTCTTTAGTAATACCTCTATTTTTAGCATACTGAAGTGATTTTTTATATATTGGATTAAATAGTCCTTTTGGTTTTTCCAATAATGATTTAAATTCACGAGGTAACCTAAGTTCTACTTTTTCTTCTTCAGTAGGTGCAGATGATATAATATAATCATCTCCATATATTTCGAAAACTTTTCGTATTCTTTTCGAATCAGTATGTAATCTTTTAAGAAGAGTTTGAATCTTCTTACCTTTTGCGTCACAAACCCAACAATGCCATTGTTGTGTGTTTAAGTTTATTTGTAGTTTCTTTTTATGATGATGACAGAATGGACAATGGTGTGCCTGTTCATTTCCTCTTAAGGATGTACCTACCCCTAAAACATCATCTAAGATACTAATTATAACCGATTTATCTCGTTGTGAGAGCATAATTTATACAATATACAAAGCTAATATACAACAAATAATTGACAATACCAAATTAAATTACACTTTTTTTGTCTAAAAGTATAGAAAAATGTATTGAATACCTAATTCCCTCTGTGACTGGTGTTATGTAATGATTATCATTTCTTCCAAAAGTGAATAAGTCTCCTATATTAGAAGATAACTTTTCTTTTTCTACCACAAACTCACCTCCAGAGAAATCTTCGTTTAGAAGGTATCCAGCACTTAAATAGCCTGGATATGATGAGGCATCTGTATGTTCATTAAAAAAATCACCCTTTTTATATAATAGAAGTGTAATCCAATCTGTTGGTATATAGTTTTTGTTTAACTCTTTTACTTCTTTTTTAATCATATCATTAAACCAACTAAATATTGGTGTATTGATATCTGTCTTTAAATGTTTTTTATGTGGAAAATTTACTGATTCAAAAATTAAATTTGATTCTTCAATTTGTTTTATTAATTTAACACAATGTTCTTTTTTCATTATTCTAAATCCTTCTTGAAAAATTTACCAAGTAAGTTATCATTTAATGATTCTTCTCTTTCTAAACAATCGTGTCTAAATTGTTCTTTTAACTCATAATAAGTTAATGCTTTTTTGGTGAAACAAAATCTAAGTATTTGTTTATATACCTCACCCCAACCTTGTACTTCTTTATTGGATGAATTATAATTTACCCATTTTGATTCTTTTATAACCTTTCGTTTTCTTTTGTATCCTTTTAGTGGGGGAAGTGTTCTACGAGAATATAGTGATTTTTTACCTATATAAAACTGATTAGTTTCTTTATTAGTAATTTTGTATATAAATCCTATTGACCCCTCAGGCATATCAGAAAGTTCTGTTATTACCTTGCCTTCATAATACCAAGCCATAGTCAAAATTTTTAAAATCCTTTCTGTATTTATTTCTTACGAACTGTACAACTTTAGGATTTGTGTAACATCTATTTTTGTAATAATCATACATATCCATTTGTGGGAATGTATTCCTTATACTATTTTGATTTAACAGAGGTATGCTTTTTAAATCAATATCTATTTTACTTCCGATTTGTTTTAAATCTTCTTGTAAGGTTTCATACTTACCTATATAATCTATTCTATCTAACTTTCCATTATACTCTAACCAATCTGTTTGAGTATCAAAAAAGTAATCCCATTTTTCGTGGGTATCTATAAACTCTTCAATTGGTATTTTACCATTTTCTCTAATATGAGAATAATACAATGAGGCAAAACGAGTAAATGGATTTCTTACAAATCCAAAAACATATTTACCTAATAAGTTTCTTTGTGAGTTTAATTTACCATGTGTTGCTAGATGCTCACAATTATGAGTTTCTAAAACATTTGAAATTGATGTACCTGCTGTCTTTGGTACATGAACATATAACCAGTGGTTTGATAAAAGTAAAGCCAAATACTATCTTTTTACTGAATCTGAGTATTTGCTTAGGTCTACTTTACCACCTCTAGCTTTTTCTAAGTTTGAAGGTTTTCTTAAATCTTTACCACCATCTAAGTCAATAGGAGTTTTATCTGCTCCTTTGTTTGGTAGTTTAGAGTGGTCTGAACCTTTGTATAAATCTTCTATTGATGCCATTTTATTCTTCTATTATTTCTTTTACTACTCTTGCTTCAGCATTTTCTTTGATGTAGTCTTGTTCCCATATACCTTCATCATACATGAAGAATGGGCCTTCACCTTGTTCTGCAATCCATGCGTGTCCGTCATCGACTGTTTCTAATACTTCTTGTTTGTTGTTTAATACTTGATGTGCCATAATATTATGTGTCTATTTTTATTAAAAAATTAATTGGATAATCAGGTAGTATCTTTACTGGTCTTGCAACTTTTGCAATTGCCAGTAACTCCGAATTATCATTATATAACCCTATGGATGTTACATAGGTTGTCAGATATGAGCCAGTTGGGTCTAAAGAACTACTTGAATCATAATCATCGAAACTACCTGTTGCGTTTCCATAGCTACTATAAATATAGGATTTTTTTCTTGGAGTAAAATCTTTTATCGTTTCAACATAAGGATTACCCTTTTCATCTGTCATCGTGTGTTCAAAAGATGAAGTTGTTATATTAAAATAATCAACTGCAGATGGGTTTGTTGAAGTTGTAAATTCTCCTGCCTCTACGCTTACAAGAACCTCTAATTCTGATATTGTTGTTGTTGATTTAAATGATAAATCAAAGTTTTGTAATAAATCTGGGTTTGTGCCAGTATCTAATACCAAATCACCACTTTGTTGAAATAGTTGTCCATATGATACTGATGTTCCTTCTATTTGGTTTAATATTGTAAGTGGAGATGAAAATGCCAATTTACCAGTTTGGGTATCGATTGTTACTAATGTTGGGTTTGGTGATTCTAATGTACCTTCATATGATACTTCTGTTTCACCAGTTTGAAAATCAACTGATTCTATTAATAATTCCGAACTTGCACTATCTGCTAAAGTAACAATACCAGTTGAGAAATCATAAGAATTAAATAAATATTCTGGATTAGTGTTTGTAATTTGACTTGAACCTTCGGTATCAACAATGGTTAATCCACTACCACTATCTACTAATTCGAATGAACCAGGTAATACACCTTCTCCTTTTATACATTGTGAAAAGGAAAGAACACTCATTGTATCAGGTGCTTCAAAAATATACTTTTGGTCTTTTGTAAAACCACCTGCTGTTTGGAATAATGATGCCGATGGATGATAATATCTTGCCTTTGTTGAATTATACAATCCATTAATAGAAAACCCAGCAAAACTACCAGATGCACCAACCTTTGGGTCGGTATCTACATCATATGTACCGTCTACATTATATACTTTAAATACGGTGACATCGTCTTGTGTCAAGTTAACTGTTTTGTTAACTTGGAATGTTCTCCTAGTGACTTGGTCTTGTGGTATCTTTTTAAACATAATATTCCTTTATATAAATATACTGAAATAAAAAACCCCACTCTTGGTGGGGTTAGTAGTTTGAGAAGTTACTTTTTAGAAATCAAGTTTAACTTTGATTAGTACTTCTTTATCGAATGATTTTGCTATTGGTTGAGATGTTTTTGCAACAGCCAATAATTCTGATGAATCGTTATATAACCCTACTGAAGTAATAAATACTTTAGGGTCTTTCTTAAATGCCTCATATCTAAGTGAGTTATCAGAACCACTTATGAATGTTGGATTGTTAGAGTAGTTATATTCTCTATTTGTTGCTCTAACAAAGTAATGTGATGTAGATACATTTTCAGTTCTTCTTGCCTCAAAATCTCCACCATTTACTATTGCATCATATAATTTTCCATGATTTTCGTATTCTGCATTTACTGCCAAGTTTGGTTCAACACCAATTGATGCAGATATTGCAGTTGGATTAAGAATAAGTAATCCTTGGTCTGGATAAAACTTACCATATCCTTGTCCATTTGAAGCAGTTGTTGCATATACTGTTGCAGCTGAATCAGTTCCTAAGTTAAGTGAACCACTTACTACATCAAATACTCTACCAGCTTTTCCAACTTTATCTGAGAATTTCTTTCCACTATTATCGATAAGTGTTGTAACAAATGGTGCATGAGAACCACTAATCTTCAATGACCAGTTACCTGGGTCCATTGATTCTTTATATCTTGCTCTTGCAATGTTTACAACATAAATATCTGGAATATCTACTGTATCTGTACCATCTGTACCTAATACTGTAAATAATGTATCTGTTTGGTCAAGTAGTACACTTCTATATTGATTATAAGTAGCTTTTGAATTAAGTTTTGCGTCATCACTATTTGCTAAAGAAATAGAACCACTTCCACTTACATGTCCATATGCCACTGCGAACTGTGTAGAGGATGTTGCTGCTGAATTATGAACATTATAGTAATAATCTCCACTTGCTGCTAATGTTTGTGCTGATGATGTAAAGAATGTTGTTAATGAACCAGTATCTCCAGTCCAAAGACCAGTTGTTACTACTTCTATCTTACCCGTTACTGTATCGAATTCTCCAAATTTCTTGAAGATACCATTATTGATGTTTCCTCCTGCAGTAGATATTTTATCACCGCCTTGAAGATACTCATTCAAAATATTTACTAACTGTTCCGATTGTACGGCTCCAGTCGAACCATTCAAATATGATTGAATAGCCGATGTTAGATTTCTTCCGTCTTGTCCTGTTATTTGTGGCATATCTTATTATTTTCCTTTTTAAGCTACATATGTTACTGTTACAGGTATGGTTTGTGAACCACCAGTTTCATTACCATATACTGTAATTGTTGTTTGTATTGTTGATGTAAGGTTAGGATTTGGTATAAACTTAAATGTTCTACCAGTAACTACAGCTGCTGTTGTTGTAACTTCATCTCCTAAAAATATTGGAGCAGTTCCAGTTGCAGTTGTTGTACCACTACCTATAATACTACCAGCCTCTTTGTTTGCCAATACAACAGTATAACCTGCTGAAGTGTTTCCACTTGGTGAAGTAGTTGGTGTTAATGCAACTTCTCCCTCATCTTGACTAACAGAAATGTTAGGTACACCAAAAGAAACTTTTGGAATACGAGTTGTATTCTTTGGTAATGTTACCAATTTATATCTCATTACTTGAGTTTCATCTGGTGATGCCTCAAGTACTGGTATTGCCTTTATTGCTGAATCATAGAATGCTGAACCCTTTGGGTGAGCCGGTTCGTATAAACCATAATCTATCTCATCATCAGCTAAGGCGAATTGTGTGATGTTCAATCCTTGACCGGCAGCTAATTTCTCTCTACCTTTCTTTGTTAAGATTGCATCTACTGTTATTGAAGTGTTATCTAAATAAGCCATAGTTTGTTTTCCTTTTACCTTTCAGTATATAAATATAACAATTTTTAAAAATAAATATTATTCAACATCTAATATCGGTTCTCCACTACCTCTTCCACTATCTGAAACTTTCAATGTGTTAGGATTAGTAACAAAAGTTTCGAATGCAGGACCACCATCAATTGTGGTTGCCTGAGTTTGTTTACACCCATTGAAGTATGAGTTTTCTAAACCTGTCGAGGTATCCTTAGTATAAATATAATGTGAACCAAGATTACCATCAACTGGTTGTACTGTTACAATATCTCCTCCAACGGCTGGAGCCGAACCAGATATAGATACATATGTTAAAATCTTTTTTTGACTAGTTACTGCAGTGTCTGTTGTTCCACTTGTTTGGTCAGAACTATTATTTAATATTGGGAATGTATCTGTTACATTCTTAGTTATCATATAATATTTTCTTCTTTCTTTATCTCTACCATTTGGTGTTAAGAAGGTTACAATAGAGTGTCCATTCTTTGCAGTTATACCATATCCTTCGTTATAATAATCTCCATTATCATCTGCAGGTATTGTTTCAAACATATCCCTTACATATTGTCCTGTTGCAGAACCAGTTGCTGTTGCAGGTATATTGAATATTAAAGAACCTTCGTTATTGTTATTAGATAGTATAGTTGTAGAAACTGGTGTTGCTCTATTTGAACCAGTCACTAATCCTTCAACAGATAAATGAGATGCACCTATTTGGTCTACAAAATCATAATCCATTGTAGTTTCATAAACTGTATGAGAACCACTTATGTTATCTATAATAGAATAATCCAATGTAGTTTCATAATAATCTTCCGAACCACCGAAATCTGGTGTGAATACTGAAGATGTTAATACTGCAGTAATTGGTTCTGTACTTGATGATATAGATATAATTGAGTTTTTAGATATATCTTCTGTACCAACTAATTCTTCAAATATAATTCCACTAGGTCTTTTTCTTTGTTGTTTATTTCTTTCAAGTAAATGAGGTTCAATTAATAATCCAGTTGTTGTTTTTGACCTACCAGGTAATAAAGTTCCTATAGCATCAAATAGTGTGTTATCTATATATTTTACTAAATTATAGAATCCATCATAGTTTATTGTATATTTCTTAAAGAACTTTCTTCTGAAAGCTTTTAGTTCATTATAATCCTCATCGTAGTATGAACATGGGTCTCCAATAAAATCATCGATTTTAAATGTACCACCTAATGCTTTAGTAATATCTCTATTAATATTATTTGTTGGAGATATGAATATACCTATTCTATCAGAATCAGTAGCTTGATTCTTTAATCCAGATTTAGTTGCTCTTGCAAATGGTGATAGTTCTGAATCAACATTTTGTGTTGTTAACCTAACTTTATCTGCTGCTGCAAGTCCTGTTGCTGGTACAACTCTTGTTCTTTCAACTGTTTTCTTTTCAAATGAACCAAATGGATAAGTACTACTTGTTATGAATCCACTCATGGAAACAAACTGTTCACCATATAAAGTATCTGCACTTGGAGCAGTATTTTGATATGAACCACTTGGTGAGAATGAAGATGATTCTGCTATGTTTTCTGCTTTCTCAAAATCTAATCTTATAAATAAATCTTCAGTTGAAGAAGAAATTGAGTTACCATTGTACATATCAGGTGCCAAGACATGCTCATCAAATATAGATTCTGATAAAGCAGTTCTCCATAGTTTAATGTTATCTATTGATGCACTAAACCCTCCAAACACTATTTCAGAACCACTTTCCCAACCAGATTCTCCATATGCAACTTGTACCGATGCTGATACTTGTGCTCTAATTCTTTCTTGGAATGGTTCTTTTGCAAAAATATCAAATACCTCATTTACTGAACCTGAACTATAAGTTCTTCTTATCATGAAAGTATTTATAGTATCACTAAAGAACGGCAATGAATTTGTTTCAATTGATTCTGCAATACCACTACCACTTATATGAAATTTAAATTTAGCAAGTGAACCAGTATCGTGTATAAGTTCAAGATACATTTGGTCATTTCTGAATATTACTGCATCTTCTTTTTCTTCTGTTTGTACAGAGAATTCTATTGTATGTGGATAACTAGAACCAGAATGCCATGGAATTGTTACAAATGAATTTGAATTTGTTTTTAAACCAAAAGTATCTACTGTCTCAGTATATTGAGTTGGTTGAGATATATTAGTTGGAGGTGGTCCACCAAATTCTTGTATTCTTAAAATACCCTCACTTATACCATAAGTTGATAGAATTGCTTTTAATCCTCTTGATGTACCTTTTGATTTGTAGATATAAGGTAGATTATTTAATATTCTTCTCCATATCTGATTTTGTCTTTGTTTACCAGTCATTATAGAACTTGTTGTTCCATCTGTTCTTGCCTGGTTTTGATTGTTGTATTGTCCTAATGCAAATTCCCATAAAGGTGCAGTATCCATTGTGGATTTAGGTTGATACCCAAATGAACGCAACATTTCTCTAACTAACTCATCAGATACACCATTGTTTAATTTTTTATGTTCTAATTTTCTAGCTCTATTTATATTTTCAGTATATGCCCACAATATATCAAAGTGGTGTCCTATCATATCTAAGAATAAAATAAAATCAGCATTTTCTTTATCATCTTTAACAAACTGAGGTATATTGTTTGGTAAATAGTTTGGATTGTAGTAATCGTATTTACTTCCACTAATACCAGTTACATCATACCAATTTATTGCATCACTACTACCAGTACTTAATAATATACCATTAGAATTTTTTGGATAAGAAAGAGAACCAGTATCTGTATATAAGAATTCTTCAAATCCATCAAATCCTGCAATTATTTCATTTATTTTTCTTATTTGTCTTTCTTTTTCAGCAACTACTGTTAATGAAGTTGATGCGTTATCTGAAGTTTCTAACGAAGCAGAAACATTGTTATAGTTTTCAATTGAAGATACTTTGTACCAAAAGTTTTTTATTCTTTCTTCTCCTGAACCAAAGTGACTGAATCTATCCCACGCAATAACTTGTGATGAACTTTCATATTCTAGTGATTGAGAATTATAAGTTACTGCCCCACTAATATATGATATATCTAATTTTTTTGTATCTATACCACTTTGAGAAACAAATGTGTTTACTAATGAAGCATTACTATTTGTTCCACTAGCCAACATTTCATCAAATAATTCGTATCCCATACCACTTGATACATCCAAACTAAAGTTTGGTGCTGCAAGAGGTGGACAATAATCTTTATCACTATCTCTTAATATTACCTCATGTACTTGAGGTTGAGATTGAATTTTTGTAATCCAAACTTGTTGATTAGGTTGTACTGTTGTGTTAAGTGGTTCGTATAATTTTAATACAAGTGCATCAAACCCTTCACCATCTACTTGTTTATTAGTTGGTCTTTTTGTTAATGGGTCTATTTCGTATTTTCTAAATGTTTCTGTATCTACTTCCCAATTAGAAATTACTTCGTTGTTTGCAGAACCAAAGTGTACTAAGTGATTTAAATATTTTGAATTAAATTCATCAAATGCATCTTCATTTAAATTTCTAGCAACAGCATCACATAAATCTTTAATTACTTTGTTTCTATTTAATTTTAAATCTCCTTCATCAAATTTTATTACAATTTCTTCTATCTTCCCTTCAAGAGATTCTTTTTCACCTTTTCCAAATGGTTGTAATAAAAATTTAAAAGTGTATATATCGCCTTTTTTAGTAAACTTGTTTGTGTACTTTATAAGGTCTTTTACATTTAGTTTTACTAAAGATTGTTTTGGATGTTGAAATCCAATTGGTGTACTTTTATCGTGTAACCAAATTCTTACATAATCTGTAAATACTGATTGATATGAAAAACTAAATGGAACATCTAATCCAATAAAATCTGCACCCTTTATTTCTTTAGGGTAATTTATTTTTCTAATATCAGGAAAATAAGTTATAGATTTACTAACTACATTTACTATTACTGTTTTTTCTGTTCCTTTTTCACCCTTTGGGCCATATGGACAGAATGTATATTCATATCTACCTACCCCTTGTGTAAAGAAAGAAGATTTTAATGTAAAACTTCCTGCGGTAGGAAGGTTATCTAATCCTCTAAATCCTTTTGGTCCTCTTATACTAATATAAGATGCATCTTTGGTTGTATATGGTACATCAACTCGTGTATCACCACCTGTGTTAAACTCTACTGTTGTAAATGCTGGAAATACTTGTGGTTGTTTTGATTCTTCTACTTTTCTTGATAAAGTAAATTCCCATTCATATGTTGTATCATATCCTAAAAGAGTTTGTTTAGTTATTAACTCTAGTGGTATTGAAATTCCATTAGGAGAAGTTTGTTCACATTTTTCAAATAATATACCATTTTTGATTTCAACAGATACACTAAAATTTGGATATCTATCTAATATTGTTTGATAATTCGTTGAATGCCAATCATCATCTCCAAGAGTGAATTTTCTTACTACTGCTCCACCTACATCATGAATATTTAATGTACCCCAATTATCTATTCCTCTTTCAGTAGATTGTGATATTTTTAAAATTGGTGGTACTTTTGGGTCTGGTGGAAGTTCTATTTTTCCATATGAGAATGGTAAATGTACATGTCCAACTTCATCTTTAATTCTTAATGTACCACCATATTCTCCTAATGGATATGTTCCAAATGTTTTATTATTTTCTAAAATGATAAGATTGTATCCATCAAGTTTTAAAACATATCTTTCTTTTGAAGCTGCTGCACCATTTTTAATACCATTAACTGAACCGATTACTTGACTAATTTTCGGATTCCAAGAAACAGATGCAGTTCTTGCTACACCATATGTTTTACTATTACCTGCAAGTGCATCTGTTGCAGGGTCTCCACTCATTCGTGGTGATTCTAATCCTTTAATAGTAGAAGTTATTGTATCAACTTTACCATTTGCATTAGCACCCGCGTCATAAAATAGTTGTATAGTTAATCGTGTTGGGTCTGGTTTAGGTGGTTCATCAATTGGTGGTTGTTCGTATTGTTGAACAATTGTAAAATCACGAGTTAATCCTTCTGTGTTAGTAACTCTAACTGTTGCTGTTCTTTTAAATGTTGTACCACTACCATCTGGTACAGGTCCTGCTTGAAAGTTTATAAAGTTACTACTTGTACCTTTTGAACCTTGTTTTGGAATTGATATCCAATCTCCTCCGTTTAAAGCAGCAAGTGTGAAATCTGATGTTGATGTAATACTTAAATTAAATTGACCAGCATCTCTTCCAACAGTTCCTATTGTTGGTGCTACAGTAAGTTCTTTAGTAGTTGGAAATACAAATACTAATCCATTAAATGGAATTTCATTAAATTGTAAATCCTTTATTCCATTAGTGGTTGTTCCTAAAAACTGAGTTACCTCATTTGAACCTCTAGGTCTCCATTGGTCATTTGGTGATGTTTTTTGATATAATTGGTATCGTAAATCATTACCATACAAACTTGGTAATTGTTCTAATTTATAAAACCAAGTAGAATTTTTTCCACCCTGTCCTTCTGCTCCCCATGTTGCAATTAACTTTGTACTTGTTGTTGTTTCTGCAGGATAGTGAAGTGTTTTAGTTTTTATAGATGGGTAATCTGCATCTAACGAATCTATACTACTGTTTACTCTAAATGTATTTGGTGCACCAAATCCAGCTGCATATTGAAATTTTAATTTTATAGTTCCACCTGTAGGTGTTGGAACTTTAGGTCTACAACGAGCAGGTTCTACCATTGTTGCACCTAGTTTTCTACCATCATAACCAATCTTTACTGCTGCACCATCTATCCAATACCATTGATTTGCTCCATTATATACAGGTTGTGATTGACTAAATGATGGAGCCGAACCATAAAATTGTTGGTGAACAAAGTTATCACCCATATCTTGAGATACATACACTCCAACTGGATTACCTGTTCCTTGTGCTGCAAACGCAGCACATTCATCAGCATATGGACCATTAATCATTAATAGATGTGATGCTCCAATCGCAGGTGGTGTTGGGGTGAATGTTGGTGTAGGTCCTCCCTCCATTGGTGAAAATACTGATTCAAACCCACTCGTGGAAACTCTCTCTCCAGTATTCATTGTTGAAACTGGTGTCATTGCTTGTCCAGATGCAACAAGTGCATTAGTTGCAGGTGATGAAAAGTTTGCAACAATAGGTGTACCCAAATTTTCTACTACTGAATCTGTATATGCTGCATCAGTTGGTAACCCTCTAACACCAGTTCTTTGAGGTGGTACAATTGCGGCTTGTGGTGGTGAAAATGTTTGTATCGGTGGCACCGGCGGTGTTGGCGGCGGTGGCGGTGGTGGAGGTGGTAATTGTACTATTGGTGGTGCCGGCGGTATTGGTGGCACAAATATTGGTGGTGCCGGAGGCGGCGGTGTTGGTGTTACATTAAATGTTGGTGGGGGTGTTAATATAGGTGGAAATGTTATAGGAGGAAAATTACTCCAATCTATTTTAAATGGTTTAATATTAAATGGATTGGCTAAATCCTTGACAGTATTCTTGTTGCTTTTTCCAAAGTTTCCAAAATTTAATCCTGTAAATGGAATATTATACATATCTTTTTTTTATTATCCTCCGTATTGTCCAAATATTGAGTTGATTCCTTGTAACATTGGGTTAAATTTCATAGCCCCTGCATCACCTGTTGGCCCTGGTATACCTATATTCTTAGGTATAGTAATTGGTCCAAATGGTTTTATATTTATTGGATAAGTTTCAAAATCCAATTTTATTTGAGATGCGTCAAATGGTGGTAAATTTAAATTAGCCAATTTAGATAAATCTATATCGGGTAAAGTAATTTCTGGTAAACCTCCTGAAATTTTTGGAAGTTTTATATTAGCTAAACCTTCTGAAATCATTGCAGGAGTAATTTTAGGTATTACGATTGGTGGTAATAATGGTAAAGTTTCATCGGTATAAACGAGGTTATTAGCGTTACTTATAGGCGGTGTTACCTCTTTTACTTCAGGTGCTGGTGTTGGGTATGCTATCCCTACATTCTGTTTAAAGTAAATAGTTTTACTTAAACCATCTGAATTCCTAAATATTATTTTAACGCTTCTAAATGCCATATCTATAAATATTCTTTATCTGTATTCTCCTATGTTTAAATCGTCTCTATCTACTACCATGTCTACTTCGCCAGGGAGAGGGATATTTCTACCTCCTCCTCCTCCACCAGTTCTTGTAACAGGCCCAGGGTCATAATCCATACCAGTTCCTCTTGGTGGAGGTGGTGCGTCATCAACTTTTATTTGCTCTTGTGTAGGAAGATATTTAAATCTATAATCTGTATTACCTCCTTGTAAAGTTGATTGATTTGCTAGTATCCAATCGTTTCCACCACTTTCGTATTCGATTGTTACTGTTACTGGAGAACTTGAATTTACACCTATTTCAACTCTACCACCTTGTATAATACCAGTTGATAGTTGTGCAGGACTTACTGTTAAGAAAGATAATGGGTCTGATGTATCCTCGTTTAGTATTTCATCTTCTATATCTTCTACATCTTCTTCAAAATCAATTGATTCAGTAATTCCTGTATCTGTTGATTCAAACTTAGTATCTCCTTTTATTTCTTTTATTATTTCTCTTACATCTACACTTGGGTCTAACACCATTGTAGTATAAGTTTCATCTTGTACATTCCTTTTTGGTAAATGTACATCTATTAAATTACAAGTTATCTCTAAAATATTTTTTAACAATTCACCGATATCTAAAAAAGTATCGTCTGCATTAGGATTTGGTTGACCATAATTTATTGCATCTCTAGGGTCAAAGAATTTACCTTGAGTATAATATTTAATTGCTTCTTTAACTTTCTTAGTTACTAAAATAAAAAGTTGTTCAAGACTATTAAGTTTGAATTCTTTTAAAATTTGTAATCGATACTCTTTAGAATGTTTGTTAATAAAACTTCTTATTATATCTTCAACTTTTATACTTTCAAGAAACTCATCTATATGATATATAACATCATCTCTAAATGATTTTCCTTTTGCAAATCCATCATATTGTTTAAATAATTCTTCATCAACTTTACCATCTGCTTTAGTAACTGGTACTAATCTAATTTCAGTTCTTGATGGTGCTATTTCATGAATGTATAATTTTTCTGTATTGTGTCTACCTACTCTATTGTTTAGTAGTTGAAACTGTACTTTAAATAATCCTAGATTATATCCTGCCTCTTTTAATAATTTTTCAACATCAATAAAATACTCTTCTACACCATCTCCGGCATCTTTTGATAGGAAGTACTCATTTATATTTTGTATGTTAATAGAGATGTGTCTAGTCAACTCTCCTGATTCTCCTTGTGGTAATTGATTATCACTGGCATCGTATATAGTAAATTCGATTATATCTTCTTTACCTTTACCGAAGTTAGATTCACGCATACCTCTTTGGATTATTTCTAGGTCTTTTCCTAATAATCTTAAGCCGGTTCTTGTATCTATATTTTTAAAATCTTCTACTGCCATAATTTTTAATCCATACTACTATCTGTACCTACCTCAACACTAAAAGATGTAGGGCCGGGAGTATTTTCTGCGTAATTTTTTACTTTATAATCTCTGGTATATGTTACTTTATGTTCTAGTTGATTACCTTGTTGGTCTGTAAATTTTAAATCAATATATTGATTTTTTCTCCATCCACTATTTTGACTTTCTTTCCACCCACCTGGTCTTTTTACTCCAATTGTAAGTGTGGTAGCTCCTGGCTTACCACATTTACCTAAATCATCGTTCCACTCTGTTCCCGCAGGAACATTAAAGGATGCTGGTATATAAGTTCGTGTGGCATTATCTGGTCTTGCTGTATTTGATTTAGAACATTGTACTGTTTTTGGAGTTGTACCGAAGTTATAGAAAACAAGTTCTTGACCATTAGGTCTTTTGTAACTTCCATAATCCCAATCAAAGAATAGTCCAGGTTTAGTTGGCATACCAACATTTCCAACTGGAACTTTCATAGCAAAATCTCCTACTTCATCTTGTATTGAAGAATTCATATAGTTTGTTGCTATTACATTTTCTACTTGTGCATTTAAAGCTTGAATTGCTAATAAAGATGCTTGTAATTGAGCCTTGATAGCTTCAAATCTAGCTTCAAGAGATACTCTTTCAATAGCTTCTTGTGTTGAGCGTTCTACTGCTTTTTGTAATTCAATTACAGTATCTTTAAATTGGTCAGATAATGATATGTATAAGTTTTCTAATTCTGATAATGAAAGTTCTGCAGAGATTTTTAATTCTCTTTGGGTATCTCTATCAGCTGTCATAGCAATCAAATCTGCAGTTAAATCATTTACATTAGTTTCTAAATCTTCTATTTCTATTGATTGAGATGCAATTGTATCTAATGCCTCTTCGTATATACTTCTTAAAACAACATCTGGTAAATCTTTTCTACTTCTTACTAACTCATCTACCTTAATATCTAAGGCCTTTTCAACTTCTTTATTAATGTATTTAGGAACTTCTAAAAACCCAACCGATTCACCATCTTTTTTGTTTTTTGCAAGGGAAATTTGTCTAGTATTGTTTTCTTCATACTTGACTGTATCTGAACTACTGCTTACTATTAGTTGTTCTGCTCTTTCCTTGTCTCCTAATGCCATATCTATTATTTAACCACTTCAAATGTTATATCATCATCAAAATATTCAACAGTTCCACTTCTTTCTATTTTAAACTCAACCTTATAATCTCGATTGATTTCAAAATTTAAAAGATTTAATTTAAAATAATTTCCACTTGCATTACAAGATATTTTTGAATAATCACCAAATGGAATTATAATATCGTTACTGTTTAAATCAGATATTTGATAATATGATGAAGTTGGTAAATAATTTACATCATTGTATGCAAAAGTATTTGAAAAAGTTCTTGATGGATATAATTCTCTACCATGAACCTCTATTTTAGGTGTTGAGCCTACTTTGTATGATTTCTTTAATCTTTTTGTATTTATTTTAATATCATCAGTTAGAGTTACTGCTGATAATGAACCTGTATTAAATTCAGAATCATCCCAACCTACTCTTATTTTTGGTTGGTGTATTGTATGAGTTTCTTTTGAGAAGAATTTTAATTGACCATAATCATTTGTATCATCCTCAAATGTTTTAGTGTGTTTAACTATAAACCCATTATTTGGAAGAGAACCACTCACCCATGAATCTATTGCAGAAAGTACATCTACATTTAAATCAGATGATTCATATGAGAATGATTGTGATGCTGCAGAAGCAGTAAACCACATACCACCATTTCCATTATATGAACCAGTACTTTCTAGTGATGCAGAACCAACTAACCATTTAGAACCACTTGCTCTATAATTCCAAGTAACTCCATCAGTAGTTATATCATCGAATCTAGTTCCTAATCCCATATCCCATGATTCAGATACTGGATAAATCTCAATTGTATAATCTAAAGGAATTTCATTTGATTCGCATTCTTTAAGAATTAATTCTGCTGAACTCATTGTTACTGAACCATTATCAATTGATGATGATAATCCTCCAATATCAAATTTTACAAGTGAACGAGCAGTATCTTTTAATGAACCATAATAAACTTTAGACACTTCAAGTACTTCATCCAAACCAGTATTCTGTGTCGGTTGTTGTAAGTATATACTTGCGTCCTTTGATGATGTAACAAAATAATACATTATATGATTCTTCCTTTTATATCTTGGTTAGGGTACTTCAACTCAAATATAGATGGGTCTAACGAAGGATAAATTATATTATTCTTTGTTGCATCTACAAAATTATATGAGCGTGAAGAGTAATTCCCACTACACTTGTTTTTAAATTCTAATTTCGAAACCGAAACTACACCTTCTATATTTGCAAGGATTAGTTCTACTTCATTTATGTTAATTGTGTCATTAAATGTCCAATTATCTATATTAAAATAATCTTGTAAAGCAATATTACAGTTTGTAAGAACTTCTCTTCTGTTGTATCCAGTCAATGCAGTTACATCAAACTCTATTGCAAAATTGATTACATATCCGTCAACGATGTTCAATCCATCAGTAATCATTTTATAGTTATTTAAATATCTTTTTAAGTTTTCTTTAACAGCACCATTTAATGTTGTTAAGTTTTTATCTGAGTTATATCCAAGAGTATAAATGTTAATACTAAATGGATTTGAGGCATCTGATGCTCTATTTTGTTTACCTTGTAAAAATAAATCTACATTTGCTTTTACTTCACTTTCAGGTAACCCAGCATTTTTTTCAATTAATTTTATAAATTCTTCTTGATTATCTGGTGATGCCAATGTTGCTGCTGGTGAGTTAGCATCTAACTTACTATCTTGTATAACGAATGCCTTAGCAACAGAACCAAACTTCGAAGGCATTGCTAAACATCTAACTTGATAATCTTGTGCAGTTACTGCTCTGTTTTGAGCTCCAAAGTAAGCCAATGCATTTTCTTTTATTTCTTTTATAGTTTCTGCACCTCTACCACCTGTAGCAGGTATTTCGTTTTCACATGCAACTGAGTTTGTAACTGTATTAAATAAAAGTGCTTCTGCAGAAGTAAATGAAGTTACATCATTTTCATACTCTATACTTGTAATTTGTTTTATATCACCTTTTTTTACATTTGAAGTAATACCACCACCTACAAAGTATTTAACTGTTACTGTTGTGTTTGTTGGTGATTGTCCATATGATTTTGTTTTTAAGAAATTTGCTGGGTCATAGTATTCAGTTAATCTATTATCTGAACCAGCTAAACCTAATCCTATGTTATCAAAATTTGGTACTATTAGTTCATCGTTTACATTACTATCACCACTACCAAATTGAATTGTTGTTGAATAATCTTCATTTATAACTGTTGTAAATCTTCTTGGAGTTCTTAGTGTTTTTAAAATAGATGGTACATCCTCTCTGAACTGAAACAAATCAGGTTCGTTTGCAGCGGTATTAGGATAATCTATATAAACAAGTTCTTGTCCAAGATAAGGTACTTCGTAGTATTTGTTTGAATTTGCATCTCTAACATCATATATTGATATTACATCAGTTTCTTTTAAATCTATTCTTGCGAAATCAGCATTTGGTCCAAAACTAATATCAGATTCTTTTAATATAGCAGATATTGCCTTTACTTTCTTTTTTACTAAATAGTATTCAGGGTCATTTGTACTTGTGTTTCTTGAAAATACTGTTATTTCTCTTCCACTTGATTCATTAAAATCTAATAGTTCTTGTGTTACAAAGGTAACTCCACCAATTGATGTTGCAACCATTCCCTCTTTTACTCTTAAATAAAATTTAGTATCTGGTTCGTAATCACTTGTTGAACCACTTTTATATTTTGATGGTACAAGTTGATAAATTGATAATTCAGTTACTGCAGGAGATGTAACTTTAGTTTTATATCCTAAATATTTTGATAATGCTAATACATTTCTTTTATCTTCTGCATATGGCATTAATGATTCTTTAAGAGTATCATCAATGTAGTATCCTAGAACATCACCTATATAAGATGCCATTTCAATAAACATCATACCAGGTGAAGATTCGTTAAAATCTGCATGTGTCTTTGGAAAATAAGTTTTTGCAAACTCTATAAGATTTTCTCTAAAAGACTTAAAATCTTTATTAAGGTATTTTAGTGATTTACCTTTATCTTTAAAGTTTGAATTTACTGAGTTATTTATTGCCATTTTATGTACCTAATGTAAATGTGATTGTTTGTAAACTTATAGCTTCACCAACTCTAAATTTAAGTTCAACATTTACTTTGTTTCTATCTTTATTACTATCTGATATATCTATAAATATATCTTCAATCGTTATATAAGGTAACCATTTTTCAACTGATTCTGTTATCGTATCAGTTATTTTATTTTCAAATTCTGAATCTATTGGTTCAAATAAAAGAGATTGCAATCCACTACCAAACTGTGGTTGTGCTATTCTTTCTCCTTTTTTTGTTAGTAATAGGTTTTTTAAATTACTTTTTGCCTGATTATATGATGTGAAATTTTGTTCAAAGAAACCACCATCACCATTTTTTAATGGTAATGATAATCCTACTGCGTAATCGTTAAATTCTTCAGTATCAATTACTACCTTCTTTGAAATCTCATATGCCATCTTTTAATCCTGTCCAGGTCTCCAGTTTTTTTGTTTATTAAATGCTTTTACTAAAGAACTATTATCTCTATTTAAAACTCTATCCAATCCTGCAAGTCCAGTTTTTACACCCAATCCTTGTGGTTTTGATGCTCCACCTGCTGCAAGATTTCCATATCCCATTTGATGAGCCATTGAATGTTGCAGATTCGGTGGTACACCTCCTCCCATCGCAACACTAGTGCTGTTAAATTGTACTTGTTTATCCATTTGGTTAAATGGTTTTGTACTTGCAATTGCCTCGTTAAGGACTGAATTCTTAGAATAAGTTTTTCTTTCCTCGTTTAATACCGATTCTGCAAGTGAAAACGGGTCTACCTCTGCTTGAGGTTGTATGGTTTTAGATTTCTTAAATTTTAGTTTAATTTGTTCTTCAAGAATCTTAGGAAAAGTTTTAGTTAGAAACTTCTCTTGTTGTTTTGCAACTTCAGCTTCTACCAATACTTTTACTAATTTAGCTATTTTCTTCGCTTCCATAATTCTTAATTAAGTTTGTTTATCTTTATATAAATATTAATTCTTTATATTTTGAGGATTATTGGGGAACAGAATATCCAGTCCAATTAATTATAGCAGGTAGTGGAGAAGGTGTTGGAACTGTTGGGTACATTGAGTTTGTTACTATCAAACCTTGTACTGTCATTAAATGTGATTGTATTCCTAATACCAGTATATCAACAAAAGTTTCTGTTTTTAAAACTGGTGGTGTTGGTAACTCCACACTCCACTCGCCAGGGTTTATTATAATATGTGTCATTGTTTGAATATTTGATAGTGTACCTGGTGCTGGTAGAACTGGTAGAGGGAATAATGCTCCTTGAGAAGCAATCCAATATGCTTTAAATGCAACACCCCAATCTCCAATAGTTAATTGACCTTCTTTTTTATAATTGTTCATTCTTAGGAAAACCTTTAGTAGAGTATCCATTGTTTGAGTATTACCAGTTTGTATTGGTACTTGATATATCATATCAAATCCACTTTTGATAAGTGCATCATATTCTCTTACAAGAAATTCAGCAAAATCATCACTACTACTTGGCTTTGAATCCATGTATTGTATTACATTTTTTTTGAATAATGATATGGACATTAGTTCGTGTAATTATTTGGAGATAATATTTCTTTTAACTTATTCTTGATTGTATTATATTTTGGTGCATTTACTGGTGGACCAGAAGGCCCTGCTGGTGTTGGATGTGTTTCACTTGCCAACTCTGTAAGTAGTTCACTTAATAAATCTACTAATACATTTCCTCTTACAAGTTGTTCTTCAGAATCATCTCCTATGTTAATCCTACCTTGTCCAGCCAGAATACTAAAATCGTTATCGGTAGTTGTTATGTTTATATTATCACCAGTTGTTATATCAATACCAAGTGCGTTATCAATTGACATTCCTTTATCTGAAATAAACCCATAATTTCCTTTAGAATAAAAAATCATTTCAGCATTTTTTGAGGAAAATATTAATCTACCACTACTAATTAGTAATTGGTCTCCTTTTAATTTATCTGCAGATGGATACTCTTTAAATGTATCTGGTGTTGTTTCAAAATCAGATGTACCTTTATCATCAACTGTACCAGGTATAAAGGGTAATTGATAATCTCGTGAACCCATTACAATACTAGAACCATCTCTGTTTACATCTTCTTCAGTTAATCCTCCTATTTTTTGTTGTTGAAACTCACCTTGTGATTCTCTTGATGGGTCTGATTCTCTATTTCTTATTATAATAGTTGGTGAGAATTTATTATCATTATTATTATATCCACTAAATCTTATAGATTGTCCAAATCTTGATTCTAATAAAGTATCGCCTTCATATAATTTTAATTTATGTATCTTAGGGTCTGATTCAAAGTAATCTCCATAATCTCCTTTGTTACTTGTATCACCTCCTTGTGGTTGACTAACACCAGTTGCTGAGTTACTTCCATATGTTGAACTTTTGCCTGGTTTATCTGCATTACCAAAACTTTCTCTATATACTTTTAATCCTTCGTTGGAAATATTTGGAGTTCCACTTGTTTCTAATCTAGTATAGAATTTTTTTCCTGCAATCCTTACTATATTTACTTCTTCACCAAGTATAGGTAAAGTTCTTAGCGTATCATCTAAAGGATAAATAATTGGTAAATCATCATCTTGTACTTCTGAATTAGATAGTGTTCTAGCACGAACCCCACCTACCTTACCAGTGTGTACATCAGAAGAAGCCACACCATCTACACTACTTACTTGTGCAAACTTTGGTAATGATTTATTAGTTTCATCTAATATTACATCTATTACTATACCAATATCGCTTTGGGTTTTGTTCTTCCTTACCTCTTTGGAGGTTTGTACATTATTATCACCAAATCTAAACATTCTCGTTAACTTTCTGTTTTAGTTCTTCAACTTCGTTTGTTAGTTCATCAACTTTAGCATCTTGTTGTTCTGATACTTCGTTTACTGTATCTTCTAATTGATTCAATAATTGTTCTTTTTCTTTATCACTAAGGAATCCAACATCACCTTCGGTTTTATCTTTTGAGGCAATCATTCTTTGTGCAATTGCTGCCATCTTAATTAATGATTCATCGTTTCTTACTGATGTATCAACTAAATCTTTTATGATTGGACCGATTACTGCCATATCACCAGAGTGTCTAATTACCTTTTTCATTTCTGCAATTAGTTCTGATATTCTATTTTTCTTATTTTGCTGGTTATCGTAGATGTCTTTAAACAATCCACTCAAATCTTTGCCAGGAAATAATTCAAAATTTGTACTCATAATTTTTATATATTATCTTATATATAAATATCATAAATGAAAAAACCCTACTTTTTACAGTAGGGTCTTTTACTTTACTCAGAATTAATTTTTATTTAATTCTTACTTTTTAACGATATGGTATAGTACAAAAGCACCTACGAGTCCTAATAGACCCTCAGCACTTAAACTTCCTAAAATAGCCATAATGTTATCAACTACTGATACTTCTGGCCAGAAAGGGATTTTCGCACCTTTGAATAATACTTCAAATACTACTCCTAACGCGATGATACTAATACCGATTTTTGTTAATTCATCAGCCCAATTGCCGATTTTCTTCAAAAATTCCATATGTTTCTCCTCTGTTTTTAATTAAAAAGATAACCTCTTCCTTCTTCAAAACTTCGGACATGTCACTAATAACTATGATATATATAAACTAAAAAGTATGTTTTAGATTTTAACACCTAATGAGTAAACAATAACAGGTGTCAAACAAAAAACCCAACCTTACGGGGTTGGGCTTTGATACTAATCTCTTTGAATTACGATTAGTTTTTTAGAGTAACTAAGCTCTTAAAACTTAATGCTTTCGAATACTCTAGTCTATATATAAATATTACTATATGTTCTCAGAAAGTATTTTTTTAGAAAGAAATAAATTACCAAGAACTAAATAATCCATATCACACTTCATAAATGTATCAATTGCTTCTTGTGAATCTTTAACCATTGTCTGGTCTTTAAGATTGAATGAAGTATTTAGAAGTATTGGATAGTTAGTTATACTTTTAAATTCATTTAGTAATCTGTATATTCTTGGATTAGAATCATACTTTAAAGTTTGTACTCTAGCAGAACCATCGGTGTGGGTAATTGCTGGTAACTTTTCTCTGTGTTCCTTTTTTACTTTTACAATCTGATTCATGTATGGAATATAATATGGTGGAGTAAAGTATTTTGTTCTATCTTCAAATGTTACCATAGGTGCAAATGGTCTGAATCCTTCTCTTTTCTTTACAACCATATTTACTCGTTTCTTCATTTGAGAATCTCTTGGGTCTGCCAAGATAGAACGATTACCTAATGCCCTTGCACCAAACTCTAACTTACCTTGTACCCACCCTATGATATTACCTTCAGAAATAAGTTTGGATATTTTTCTAAATAAGGTTGAATCTGGTATAACTTCCCAAACTATTTTATCTTGATTTTTTCTACATACTTTAATAAATTCTTGATTGTTTTCTTCTGGTCCTAAAAATGGTGATTGATTATCTATCTCATACCACTTATCTTTTGATTGTGTAAAATAGTAGTGTAGTGCTGCACCAATTGCAGAACCAGCATCAGATGGAGCAGATGGTATCCAAACATTTTCGAATTTACTTTTTTCTTGTATCTTACCATTTGCAGTTCCATTGTAAGCACAACCACCACTTAAACAAAGATTTATTTCTTTTGTTTCTTTTTGTAAATGGTTTAATAAATGAAAAAGTATTTTTTCATATGCATGCTGCAGTGCTGCTGCTATATTTTTATGTTTATTTGTTATTCTTTCGTTTGGTAATCTATTTGGTATTTCTAATAACTCTGATAATTTATGATTGAACATAACTTTATCTGAATACTCGTATGTAAAGTATTTCATATTTAATTCAAACCCACCATCATCAGTTAGTGTATAAAGTTTATCAAACTTTTTATGATAAAATACTTCAGTACCATATGGTGCTAATCCCATAACCTTATACTCACCTTCATTTGGTTTGAATCCAAGAAATGCTGTGATTGTGGAATATAACATTCCTAGTGAATGTGGAAACTTAATAGATTTAATTGGTTTCTGTTTGTTTCCATCAAAAGATGTAAGTGTGGTTGTTTCGTATTCACCAACACCATCTACTGTAAGAACTGCTGAGTTTTTGAATGGGGATGTAAAATATGAATATGCTTTATGAGAATCGTGGTGATTACCATAAACTATATTTACATTAGGATGTACATATTGTTTAAATAAATTATCTATATCGTTATTTGGATTACGATGTTTCCATAGCAGTTTTAAATTACCTATTGGATTTTTAAAAAAAGTTTTTCTTGCAATATCAAGTATTCTTTTTCTTTTTTCCTTTGGATTCTCATAGTAACATACTGTACTAATATCTGTATTGTGGAGTTTATTATTTTGTAATATCCACTTTATTGATTGTATTGGAAAAGTACTATCGTGTTTTATACCACTAAATCTTTCTTCTTCAACTGCTGAAATAACCTTTCCATTCTGAACTAAACATACAGCCGAATCATGAAATCCAAACGAAACTCCTAATATGTATTTATCCTTTCCAAAACTCATTATTCTCTGTTGTAAATTCACCTGATTCTAGGTATTCATTTAGTATTTTCTTTTGATGTTGTTTCATTATGTTTACAACTTTAGTAATGTAGTGTGTTTTAACATCTGTCATTTCTCTTATCAAAAGATATAAATGTTTTTTATTAAAGTTTTCAATGTGTTCTGCTCTTCTAAATAATTCTAATACAGCATCTGCAATCTGTATATCTCTTTTCTTTGCAAAGATTTTAGTTAAATTAACATCCCAATACTTTAACATCAGATTTTTAAACTGTTTCATTTCATTGTTTTCCTGCTCATGATAAAAATCATTTTCTGGATTCCAAGTTACTGGCATTTCAGATATTAATGAATTTTGTTTCCATCTTTTGTAGTTACCATTATTTTTTAGAATCAAATGGTTCTTTGCAATAATTGTAAAATAAGAAAACGCCTTACCTTTACCTTCTTTAAACATATGTATTTTTTCTACCATAGTAGAAACTACTTCTGTTTGAATATCAATTTTTGGAACATCAAAGTAAGTAAACTTAAATGTATTCAAAACATTTTCTGCAAGTTTTTCAAAAGGATATTTGATTCTTGTTTTATATATTTCGTTTCTTATTGCTGGATTTTTCTCTTTGTTGTATTCTATGATTGCCTCTTGTGCAGGTGTACCAAAATACATTTTCGATTTTTTTCTTCTTTTTTTAGGCATATTATGTAGTAGTATTTAGTTCTTCAATAATTTCTTTAAGTTCTGTAAAAGCAGAACCTACCTCATCATCAGATTCAAATGAACCTCTTATATCAACATCTTGCATTCTTTCGTATGCTCGTTCAACTTTAGTTCTTATTGCATCTGATTTAGATAACTCCTCTTCAATGTAATCTTGATATTGTTCGTTTTGTCTGTTAAGATTTCGTATTCCTATAAGTAATACTATGTTTAGGAGTACAGACACTCCTAATGCTATCATTTCATATAATTCCATAAGTTTAATTTAATTTAATATCGTATCCACTAAATTGGGCCATGTACGATGTAATCTTTGTTCCGAATCCATCTTTAAATACTTTTCCATTTTTAAAGTATCTTTTGACAGAACCCTGTCCTCCAAGATGTGCAGCTGCTAAAATACCACTTTCAGAAATATAGATATCATTAATGGTCTTTCCACCAAATACATCAATATACTTTTGTAACTTTTCTTTGTTGTGTAATAATAAAGCCATCATTGCTTCTTCTTGAATGTGTGGATTATTTAGGAATTCTTCTTTGGTTACATTGAATCCTAATCCTTTTAGGGTACTTCTTCCAAACTGGTATTTACCCATATACCCCCATCGGTTTGTAACAGTATATCTGTTACCACTTTCTCTGAATCCAACATCATTTAAGAATCGATTTAATTCATCTTCGTGATGTTGTTGTTGTTTTCTTTCTTTCTCTAACTGTCTTTCGAATTGAAGTTCAGCCATTACAGAAGGTTTGTTGAGTGTCGATGAATCTATAATACCCATCGAACCTAGTGTTAGCAAACTTGCCAACAATAATGTTTTTCTCATAAAGATTGCTCCTTTGATTATATTAGCTAATATACAAAACTTTTATGAATTATCCAAATTTTTTAGAACTTTTTTTTGGCTGTGTATATCTAAATATAAAATATTATATTATTTGTGCTCCCTCTTCAAGTAGTGGTAATGCCTTTTTATACTTCATAAACTCTGTTTTTCCATCAGAAAGTTTTACCATAACTCTTTCGTTTCTACCATATTTTTTTTCTTTTACTATGGTTTGAGTATATCTTCTGATTTCATCAGTAATTAAAATACCATCTAAATGGTCTATCTCGTGTTGAGCAACTACACACTCTAATAACCCCTCATCACTAAAATAGTTATGTCCTTCTGTACCTATTTTCTTTGGTTCATCTGCACCAAACTCTACTGTACCTAAGTTATCAGTTTCTACTGTTATTGATTGTGAACGAACTGTGTGTCGTGGTTTAGTCATCGTTTTAGGAAGAGATAAACAAGATTCTATATAAACTATACCATCTTCACTTCTCTTCGTTATACGAGGGTTTACAAGTACTAAAGGTTCTTTTGTGTTAATAACACAAACTCGTTTATCTAATCCTATTTGGTTTGCTGATAATCCGAATCCTTTTTCTTTTTTTAATGCTGTCAGCAATGCTGCTGCAATAACATCTTGTTCTGTTTTATTCTTTGGTAACTCTGTAAGTGGCGTTCTTAACTTAGTTACATCTTGTACTATCTTGTTCATTTAAATAATTGTAATTGTTGTGAATCTGTTAATGTTTCTCGTGTTGATACATCTGCTCCCATTTTTCTACGAGTTACAGTTTTACCTCCATCTGGTGATTCATATATCCAACTTCTATCATCTTCTTTGAAGAAGTTTTCTTGTTGTAACCAATACAACTGTCTCACCTTTTCACCCAACTCCATATCGTTAGGATATTTTTTTACTAATTCTTTTATATGTTTTTCCATTATTCTGCTATGTTTAAGTATTTTTCTAATAACCAAGATGAAGATTGAATTTTATCACCCAATCCCCATACTGAATCTATTCCATATGAGTTACACACATCATTCTCTGGTGTAGTTGTTTCTGTTCTATCTCCACCATTACCAAATGCCATATTACCTTCTAACTCACCTCTCTTTTCAAAATGCCATTTGTGTTTTGCATGGTCAATCAAATCAATTGCTGTATCATCACCATGTATAAGTGGATTCATTACATAAACATAATCCACATCTCTTAATGATTCCATTATAAACTTTCGTTCACCTTCTTTCATAAAAGATTTACCTTTCTTTCTCCTTAACCAACTATCGTTGTTAAGTCCTATCCAAACTTCATCAGCCAATTTCTTAGCGTTTTGGATACATTCGATATGTCCTTTGTGTATGGGGTCGAATCCCCCACTAATTAAAATTACTTTGTACTTTTTCATATGTTAGTTTTGTCAGTTGAATTCCATGTTGTTCCAAACAACCCCATGTTTTTTGAATTATTCCATCCTTTAAAGCTTTGTCTATGTCTTGGTCTATCTTTATACTTTACATGATGGTTTAATATTTTTAATAATTTAAATTGAGTTTCATCTGTATATAATGCGTTTTCTAATACTTTATAATTATCATAAGTTACCTTCTCGTACTTTTTCCATAAATCATGCCAATTAGAAATATCCCATCCTTTAGTTTTCTCTGAAATTTTTCTTATAGATTTTAATGCTTCTAATACATTGTTTTCTCTATAATTAATATTAAATTCTTCTTTGAGGTATTTAAAATTTAATCCCCATTTATCTTCCATTATTTTATAATTCTTGCCTGGAAATATCATATACACCATTGTCCCACAGAATAGTGGTAGTAATGTTTTTTCTGATATATGTTCTAGTATTCCCATGTAATCATTAAAAGTATGTCTTTTATCATTGATAGTATATGTTTCCATACCAATATTAAAATAACTTTCTCTGTAAGCTTCTATTACAGATTCATATGAAATTCCACCTCTATCTAATGTTGAATTATGTCTTTCTTCATCCTTTGGTTTAATATAATCTTCTAGTGATTTACCAATTACTTTTTTTATTTCTTCAATATTATCTAATCCATATGTTAATACTTCTTCAGAATTAAATTCACCTCTTATATTTGGTAGAGTTACTTCATTATATTCTACTAAATCTTCTTCTTTGATATTTCTTGCAGTTATTAAATTTTGATGTGAATTACCAAAACTAAGTAATTCATTTAGTGTATGCATTCTTAAGGCGTTTGGTTTATTTACAAAACAACTTATACTATATCCTCTTGGATTATCATTTGGTGTCCATGCGTTTTTAAAATATGAACTTAATGGTTGTGTATCATCTGGTGTCATCACAGGGTCTGCCTGATATGTTTTTATTAAATAATCTAATTCTGTTCTTTTAATGTTACAATCTAATATAATTAAATCTTCTTCTTTAAATCCCCATTCTTTTATAACAACATCTTTTAAAAGTTTTTCTGTTTCTCCTACCCAAGATTCTTGTCTTAACACTACCATTACCTTTCCTCCATTCTTTTTTACTATTGGATACATTTCTTCGTAGTAATGTTTGTAATCATTAAAATCTGAACCTTGATGAAAAAGTTTATATGAAATATCTAGTAGTTTACAATTATCTGGTGGTACTCTTTTAAAAGCCAAATCTTTTAGATGTGGTATTGAAACTTGCAAATCAGGTATCCAATCTGAATCATTTGTATGAGGAGAACAAAATTCTATTACCTCCATATCACCATTTCTATATTTTCCAATTGCAGGGCCAACATGAGTAGTTTCACCTATAATACTTGTCATTTTATTTGCGAATTTCTTTGCTCCCCAATATCCTAAATGATTATCACCAAAATCAATTTCATCTAATATTAACCAACCCATATCATGTGCATGACCCCAAGGATGTGTATAATTAAAATATCTATTTACACATCTTGGATGTCTTTCCATATCTTGAAACTGATGTACATCTTTGTTAAACCAAACACAATCATCAAATGAACCCATAGAAAATGTATATTCATTTTGCATTCCCATAGAATCTAACCAACCTATAAAGTTCATAATCATTCTTGATTCTTCTTTGTGGTAGATTACTTCATCGAAGTGATTATCTATCCAAGTTTGATATCCATCTCCATAAACTTTATCTAATCTTCTGTTTTCTTTATCTTCAGTAAACCATTCTTTTACTAATGAAAATTGGTATTTTTTCTTTTCTTTATTCCAACTTGCATTACATATACCATGATGGTTTTCTTTTGAAAAGTAAATATCATCTCTTATACCTGGCTGGAATTCAAAATGAAATAAGTGTGCAGAATGAGGTTGTCTAAGATAGTTCTTTATAATATACTCTGTTGCTTTTCTTATAATCCTTTTTGTTCCACTACCAGATTTTGCATCATTTATAAATTTTGTTGCCTTTAAGTTTTTTGCAATAATAGATGCGTAACTACATTCTTCTTGTGATGGCAAATCAATACCATACTTTTCTTTATACAACGGTCTTATATCTGTTCGTGCTGATAATGGTTCGAAACCTCCTCCTTTAGTTATGGAAGTTCCACCGAAGTAAAAAATAAATTCATAGTTTTCTTTCAATTTGATAATGGTGCTTTAATTGTCGGATGTGATTCATAATCAATTATAGAGTAATCAAACTCACCTTTAAATAAATCTACTGATTTTAATCTAACTGTTGGTAGTTTGTATGAATCTCTTTTAATTTGTTCGTGTGCTTGTTCTAAATGATTTTTATATAAATGTATATCTCCCAATGAACCAATTAGTTCACCTGGTTTTAATTCTGTTTCTTCACATAGTAAAAGTAGTAACATCCCATAAGATGCAATATTAAATGGTAACCCTAAGAAAGTATCAACACTTCTCTGATTCCACATTAAAGATAGTTTACCATCGTTTACATAACATTGGAATCCATAATGACAAGGAGGTAAAACCATCTTCTCAAGTTCTCCAACATTCCATGCAGATACTATTAATCTTCTACTGTTTGGATTTTCTTTTATGTTTTTAATAAGGTCTGAAATCTGGTCTATTGATTTTGTATATCCACCATATTCAGCCATCCAACCTCTCCATTGTGCTCCATATACTCTTCCTAAACTTCCATCATCTCTTCCACTCTTCTTATAATCACCATCCCATATGTGACAATCATTATCTTGAAGGTACTTAATATCTGTTCTTCCTTTTAAGAACCACTTAAGTTCTGTAAAGATTTGTCTAACTGCCATCTTCTTGGTTGTAAGAAGTGGAAATCCTTTACTCATATCATGTCTGAAAGTTTCTCCAAAGTAAGATAAAGTACCTGTACCAGTCCTATCTTCTTTTTCTTTTCCATACATTATGAGTTTTCTTAAAAACCCTTGATATTGTTTATCTACTGTATTCATGATGCTGTTATTAATATATAGAGTACGCAACCAATTAATCCTACAAGAGATACAAATGCAATCTTATAGTTTGATTCCATTTGTTTTCTACTTCTTCCTTGATTTCTAATTTCTTCTAATTGTTTTTCTACTATTTTTTTTGTTCTTTCATTCATAACTTGATGTATTTAATAATCCACTATACTCACATTTATTTGAAGTGATGTAAGGTAATATGGATAGTTCTTTAGCTTTAGCCTCAACCATAACATCAACATCATTACCATATAGATTAGGTAAATCGTTAATATAATCAGAGTGAGCCTGTTCTTTAATCTTTTCGTTACCTTCGTGTAATCGTTTAGATTCTGAATAGTGTACTATTGGTTTGATACCTTTTGGCCAAGTTGATATTGCCAACTCAAGTGCCTCTTGTTCTGTTAATCCACCTGTACAAAACTGATGGTGATGATAATCAAATACAATAGGAATACCAATTCTTTTATGTATGTACATCAAATCTTTTACTGAGTACATAGATGCTTTATCATCATTCTCTACTGTTAATCTACCTTGTACTGCTGGAGAGAGTTTCTCAAAGTTCTTACAGAATCTATCCATGGCAGATAATTTATCACCATATACACCATTACAATGAATGTTTAGTTTGTTGTATGGAGTACGAGATAATCCCAACATATCAAATACTTTACCATGTAATTCTAAATCGGTAATAGTGTTTTCTACTACATGCTCTCTTGGAGATACTAATACATTGAAGGGGCCGGGATGTGATGTAATACGAATACCATTATCAGTAGCATAATTACCACATGCCTGAAGTATAGTTTTGATTCGTAAATAGTATGGAGAGTTTTCAATACCATATTCTGAAGCCCATGGAAATAAATCAGAAGATAATCTGAAACATTTTATGTTATGTTCGTTGTTCCATTGTAATATAGTAAATAAATCTCTAACATTTTGTAGAGATAACTCACCAGCATAATCAACACCCTTTTCTAAAAAGGTTCGTTTAATCATACTTCTGTTTGTTGTGATTCTTGGTTTCTGTTTACCAAGTGTCATATTAATACAAGCGTATCCTAAATTCATATTTTAAGTTTTATATTAGCTAATATACAAATAAAAAATGAAATATCCAAATAATTTTGAATTTATTTTTGCTTAATATTTTTTGACCAATATTGTACAGCCTTTGGGTCATTCTGCCAAAGTTTTTTTATTCTCCAATCGAATAGTGGATGTTCATAATATGGTTTACCACCGAACAATTCTGCTTTTCTAGCAGCAGTTACTAAAGGTGAACCCATATTATCCATTGAAGCCTTTTCTTCTTTTTTTGAAAAAGTTTTCTTTTTTTCTTTTGGTTCTTCTTCTAAATCTTTTATATCTTCTCCATATAGTTCTCTTCTTTGAACTACTTTCTTCTTATCCACAATACCCCTATCAACTTGTAAAGCGTTGTTAAATGCAATTACAAGTGCAACTGCGAGTGGGTCGAATACAAAGATAATAATTAGAATAAACCAATTGATAATAACATCCATAGGTCTATCTAACAATCCACTAAGATATTGTAGTGGGCCTAGTTCAGATGAAACTCCTTCCATTGATTCAACCTCTAGTATTTTTAATTGAATTGATTGTAAGGAATCAGCTGCTACTTCTCGTTTCGCCTGAACACTCTTACGATTCTCTTCTTCAACTTCGATACGCTTTTGTGAAATCCTAAGTTCGGAAGTAGAGATGGTTCGTCTAACGCCCCCAACCACCGAGGTGTCTCGTACTTCGATTGATTGAGATTTTGCATTAGAAAGAGTACTAATGTTACTGCTAATTCTTTTAAGTTCCTCATCATATCTTATAACATCATCACCCCAAAACTTTTCTTTTTGTTCTAGGAATGCTAATTGTTTTTCTTTTATACTGAATTGATTAAATGTATCTTGAAATGCAGAAGTTAGAAATCCATATATACCTAATGAGGTAATTAGAATTAAAATAATAACTGCACCACTTAGATACAATCTAAATGATTTATTTATCTTATCCCAATAGTTGTATAGATAACCAGCAGTTATAAGTTTGGCTAGTTCTAATGAACTTGCCATAACAATCACAGATAGTGCTGCTCCAGCAAATAGTTTAGATAAACCACTTACCGAAAAGAACGCTGCATTAAATGCTACGAACAATGCGGATAATCCTAATAGTAAGGTTCTAAATTTCATGTGATTTCCCTTTCTAAGAGATATCTATCATTTCTCTTGTTTGGTCTGTTAGTTTTGAAACTTCTTGTATGAGTTGTCGTGCAAGTGAGTTATCAATTTTTCGTACACCAGTAATCCCATCATCCAAGATTTTGGTACGAGAGGAGATTCCTTCTAGTAAGTTGTAAACCTTTTGTTTATAAACATCTTTCATAATAATATAGTTTATTGTATAATAATAAATATTGTATATATAAAAAAAGGGGATTTTTTGAACCCCCTCTTTATTAGCCAGTATAAATATGTGTTAGTAAGAAATCTTTAAGGATTTACCTTTTTTATTAGTTTTCTTGTCAATTAGGAGAATAAGCAACCCATTATCAAACTTAGCTGTAGATTTAGTTCCATCGTAATCTTTGCCTACTGTAAGAGTTAAATCTATTTCTTTTACATATACAGAAGAATTCTCTTCTTTGTTAGATTTAATTTTAATCTCTTCTTCAGTAACATCTACTGTAATATTCTTTGGGTCATGACCTATAACTGGTATTGTAACTTGTTGTTTACCATCATCTAATGTAGTTACATCAAATGTGTTATTTGCGTTATGGTAATGTCTTGGTTTGTAATCGGTGTTTAAAAAGACCTCATCTACGAAGTCGTTAAAGGTGTTAAGTGTGTACATAATTTATTTTTAATTTAATTTAACATTCACTCTATATAGTACCAATATCGTACCATTCAATATCACATGACAGTATGTCAGTATTTTTTCTTTTTATCATGACAGTATGTCAGTTAGAATGGTTTTGAATCTTCCCACTCTTTTCTTTCTTGTCTACAACTCAAGTGGTCTGCCCAATGTAGAACATATGGTAAATCAGTTTTTAATCCATACTCAGGACTTCTTGCCATGAAATATGGTTTTGTTGCTTCGTTATATAATCCATCCGCTAACATTATACCGAGTTGTTCTTTCTCATTGTATTTAATACCATAGTTGTTTAGAAGGTTTAATGCACGATGAGTAACATCCATATAGTTTATTTCATCATTGTGTTTATAAACTCTTCCTAAATTTTTTCTATGCCAATCTGATGTTTCTGAAACATAAAGTGGTCCTTCACTATTTCCTAGTTTACCTAAATCGTGATGAAACGCAGCAAACAATAATTCTTCATCAGTAAAATCTACCTTTACTCCACCTTCTTCATATACCTTCTTTAACTTAAATGCATTTCTTGCTACATTTAGTACATGGTCTATATAACCACCAGCATATGCTGAATGAAATTGTAATCTACCACTTGCTGGTGCAATTGCAAGTTCTTGTCCTAATTCTTTTTCTGAGTACATATGTAAAAGATTTGTTAATCTTTCACCTTTAAATACTTTTTTTAATGCATCTATAAACTTATCATAGTTTTTAGATAGTTGTTCTGCTGTATAGTTTTTCATTATTTATAAATTGATTGTTTAGTTAGCATTTCATATAATACTTCTATTTCTTCTTCTGTTTGACATAACCCTAATCCATTTAACTCATTTAGTTCAACTATAAACTCTCCTTCATTTAGGGCTTTTAATTTTTGATTTGATGGGCTAGATATAAAACAAGGAGTATATGGGTCTCTACTATGTTTGGGTAAAGCACATATCCAAAATGAATATGTATTACCTTTTATATCTTCTTCTTTTTCTTCTGTCCACCCTTGTTTCTTAAATGTTTCTTGGGTGATAGGAGTACCTCGTAGTTTTATAGGTATCATTCTAGTACTATGTTTATTGATTTAGTTATATACCACTCGTTTATGGTTGCTGTTAATCTTAATGTATCTCCTATGTGGTTTTGTGTTGGTGCTATAATTGTGTTTATCTCACCTTCATCACCTACATAAGAACAACAATTAGTTGTAGATACTAATTCGTTTTGATGTGTCCAATATAAATTACTTTCCCAACCTATTTTAGTTGGTTCGGTAACATAACGAACTCTACCTGTTACTCTATGAATTGTTTGCCATGAACTATCACTTAAATCTAAATGATAAAATCCATTTCCATCTATTGGTAACCTACCATCTAATTCCATGATTGGTGTTTGTGGTTCTATATATAGTTCATCATCTGGTGAACAACCCCACATGAATCCTAATAAGAAAAATAATCCTATCAGAAATCCTATATATAGTAAGGAATCAATAGCATACTTTTCAGTTAATTTTTTTCTACGCTCGTCTCGCATATTTTATAATAATTCAGTTAATACTTTATCCCAATTATGAAACTCATTCCATTTTTTGTTTTCATAATCCCAACCGAACTGTATGTGTTCTCCTTTGAAATCACCAGCTCCATTTTTTATTCTATCATCAATTAGGTAATCGCCTATCAACAAATCTTTTCTATGTGTTGTAAAAATCTTTTTATGAAACATTAACCCGAAATGTTTTTCTATCCAATATCTTTTATCAGTTAAAGAATCTGGATTACCCCAAGGTGCAGCAGTCGCGATAAACATATCATATTTATCTGATTCATATAGTTTGTGAACTGCCTCAATACAATCCTCGTAAGGTGGTGGGTCTCTGAATATACCTGGTATATGGTCAGGACAGTTTTCGAATTTCTTTTCTAAATGTGGATTATCTACAAAAAATTGTTTGTAGTGTGTTTCTAAATCAACTAACACACCATCCATATCTATGTATAATATTTTTTTATGATTCATATGAAAATCCTATTTGTAAATCTGATAATACATTTGCCAACATATCATTCATCATTTGGTTTTCTTTTTTATTTTGGTAGTATTTTTGTTTTCTTACTATCTTGTTTTGTTTCTTAACAATCTCATTAAGAGCAGATATTACATCTTTTTTAGTATCACCGATGATTCCAACTCTCCACTTTACTCCATCAATAGTAAGTGTATCTCCTAAGTTTCTCTCCCACTTAGATAACATATATTGAACACCAGTCAACATAGTTTCACTTTCATTCATTTTTACTAATCCTAAATTCATTTCTTTTAACATATTTTTCTCTTTTTATCTCAATCTTACATAGCTAATATACGAAAAATATATTAGACTACCAAATTTTTTACTGGTTTTTTTGCAAATGTGCGTGGAATCCTAATACTGGTTTATGGTTAACCTTATCTATTATATACTTTAGTTTTACTTCTTTCTGAGTAATCATAGCTTTGGTAACCTCTAAGGTTTCTACATCGAATTCATTTTCTACCCAATCTTTGAATAGATAGGTTAGTAGTTTAGATTTAATTGTTTTAATCATATTTTAGGTTTTAAATTATTATCTGTATAGAGTTACAACTGAACCGAACTCATCATCGAATATTTTAACTAAGTTTTCGTAATCTGAACTCATCATTTTTTCTAACATCTCTGTGATATAAGAACTACTCATACCAACTTGTTTACCGAATCTTTTAGCATATCCCATAAGAACAAACGCGTTACCATCGGGTCCAGTCAAATCGATTTCAATTCCTCTATTTAATTTTTCTTTACTTTTAATCATTTAATTTATTTTAAAGTTTAATATTGTTTACTGTTTGAATTTCGTTAAGTACTGAATACATAATTTTTGGATTCATCATTGAACTCATTAGTTCAAAGTCACCAATAAAGTTTTTGTTTAACAACACTTTTTCTAATTCACTTCTTGATATTTCTTTCATAACTCTCAATCTTACATAGCTAATATAAGAAAAATAATCGAGACTTCCAAATTTTTTCGGGCTTTTTTTGCAACTATTTATATGGCGTTTCTATTACCATATTGTCTATATTTACTGCGTGGATGTAAATAATCGTTTAGTTCAAATGGGTCTAAATCTAATTCCCATTTGTTTATTATTTCAAAAGATTCTATTCTATCCTCACCATATAAATCTTCATAGTATGTTATTGGAATATTTAATTGTTCAGATATTACTTTAATAGATTCGTGATGTTGGTCAAATTTATATCTTATAGGTGATTGTAAATCTATAAAATCTTGTGGGATTGTTTCCCAATGCCATTTATCGTGTGAATTTTTAACAAACTTGGGTTCTTTTGTTCTATCACCTGGCCAGGGTTCTTTGTGTACTTGATAGAATCTGTACATAAGATTTAACCAACTCTCCCAATGTTCTTGAATATTTTTTCTACTTAATAGAATTACTTTATCAAACTCTTTAGACCAATCAACATAAAACCCTTGCATTTCTTCATCGGTGTTTACATTTAGGTGGAGTGGTGTTTGATTTATTAAACATTTAATAACCACATTACCTTTATCTTCTAATACTTTCAGAGGCCATTTGAACTCTTTGAATTCTTTAAAGATGGGTCTATGATAAAAAGGCTCTGATACCCTTACATCGAATTGTTCTGCGATACCATTTAATAATGATGATGTGCCTGTTCTACCTATACCTAATATTAATACTTTCATGCATATTCTTGTAACAACCTTAATATTTCATCTAATGATTCGTGTCTGTGATTATCTAGTAAATTAACCGAATACACATATTGTGATTCTTTTACCTTTGGTACTTCGTGTATTGCAGAGTCATTTGGAAACTTTAAATCAATCTGTTGTGGGTCTCCAGTTAGTATCATTGTAGAACCCTTTCCTAACCTACCTAGTACCATACTAAGTTGTTGTTTTGTTAAGTTTTGGAATTCATCTACAATAACAACTGCATTTTCAAAAGTTCTTCCTCTAAAATGTGATAGAGATACCAATTCAATGTTTTCATCCGATTCCATCTTTTGTAGTATATTTGGTTTATTATAAACCTTTCTCATATTAGAACGAATTGGAACTAACCAAGGCTCCATCTTTTCATCAAGTGAGCCAGGTAGATATCCATTATCTTCATTTGATACTGTTGGTCTTGTTATAATAATTTGATTAATCTTTCTTTGAAAGAACATATCTAAACCTATTTGAACTGCAAGTAGGGTTTTACCACTACCAGCCTTTCCTACTACAAAGTTGTAGGGATGATATAAGATGTTTGTCTTTGCCATCTTTTGTTCTTCTGATAGGTTTATTGAAAACTTTACCTTACCTTTTGGTGGTACTTTACTTGTATTTAGAGTCATTTGATTTCCTTATCTTTTATAATTTTTTATAAAGTTAAATTGTCTACCACCTATTTTGTGGCAAATCTTTATAGGAGCTTTATTCCAGCTATCCATGTAACCGTACATATAATCGTGTTCATTTAAAAACATTCTAAACCCATAGTTGTACATTTGTACTCCAGTAGTTCTTGGTATTTTTAAATCTTTGCGTATATAAGTTCCTCCCCAATATATTGAGTTCTTAGTTGGTAATGGGTGTACTTCGTTTATCCAATCATATGTAAATACATTAGAAAACCATCCCCACCCAATTACTTCGTTAAAGTTTTCGTGGAAAAATAAAGTTGATTTAGATACTCCATCTAATCTTTTTTCAATATCTTCAATAGTAGGTCTATCATCCCAATCAGATAATTGCTCATCAATAGATGATATGATATTTTTAAAGTGAATTTCTGATTCAGTAGTTAATGTATCAACTACTTCTATTCTAAATGAATCATCGAAACTTAATGGAGTAAACTCACTTTTATGAATTTGCATTTCATAAAAATCATTTTTTCGCATAGTAATAACAATTATACTTGTTCTACTATAAATATAATATTATAGGTGTTTTGCTTTGAAATAAGTAATAAAAGTAGAAATTAAATTAGTAACCTGAGTTTGTTCATCGCTACTTAGAGCGTGTGTAGTTCTACCTGTTGTTCTATTTGTTTTTTTGTATATAGTTGGTTTACTCATGATTCTTATTTGTTGTGTACGATGATTCCATTAGCAACATATGAATGTAATCTATCTACTGTTATATTATAAACTTTTTCTTTTGCATCAGAACGAACTATTCTAATATCTTCTATCTCTTTCCATTCAGAGTCTATACATATACTATCTCCTACTTGAAGTATCTTTGGTTGTTTGTTTGATAGATAAGGTTCTTGGTTCTTATCTGGTACTAATGATTTCCATCCATCTTTCGTTAAGAATGGATGTTCTGGTGTAAACTCAATACCAGTGTTATCTATTGTATATAGTGATGGTTCATCACCTAATAGTTTACAAGCATCTGCATGAGAGCCAACAAAATGTGAATCATCAGTTGCAATTACTTCAGCTGAATCTATCTTTCTTCCATCCCATCCTAGTACTTCATCACCTACAACTATATCTTCTATATTTTTAACATCGCCATTTGATAAGGATATATGTGTACCTGCTGCAAAACAAGTTTGAGGTACACCACCTGGTGGCATTCTGTTATGTGCCAAGAAATCTTCTACAAAGAAGTTATTGTTACCATCAACTTCATCTAGGTTATAAACTGTTGTTGTATCTTCTTGTTCTATTATATCTGTAATAGCAACTCCATATCCATCAAGGTGTAATACTTCATCTCCTATTAAAATTTGTTCTACATCAATACCACTATCTTCTTTTGTTTGATTAGGGTAATAAGATGAGTATCCTTTTCCACATACAAATAAAGGGTGGTCTGGAGTACCTGTTAATTCAGTTCCATTTTCAAATACATACTTTACAACATTTTCATTTGATTTGATTCTAATCTTTTTAACTTCTTTATATTCTGAAGTATCGTTATCGTGATTATATGATATTACTTTATCACCTACCTTTACATCTTCTATGTTTGTAATACCTTTAGATTCTACATGAATCTTACTACCAGCAATAAAACATGGTGCGTTGTGTACAATAAATGGTGATGATGATGATACGAAATATGTATCAGTATCTTCCACATCGACTCTGTAAAATTTATGTGTATCTATATCACCTGTTACAAATATGTTAGATTGTGATATCGATAATAAATCTCCATCCTTATCTATAAGGTAATCATCAGAAGCTGTTATCCAATACGCTGATTTAAATTTAATCTCATTTGATTGTGTATTGTATGTTAATAAGTTTTTATTTGATGATACATATATTTCTTCACCAGTTCCTAGTGTTAGTTCGATACCAGTACCATACCAAAGTGATGATGATGATAGTGTATCAACAACAGATGATGTTACTATTGAATTATCTGGTAAATCTCTACCATCTTGTGACCAAGATGAAAATACATCGTAATCATCTGTATCTGGTGAACCACTTAAGAAGAATGATTTAATTGTATCTCCCGTTGATATATCTCCTATTCCAACAAAAGTATTATCTACCTTTTGAATGTTTTCAGATGATAATATAGCATCTTGTACTAATGGGTTATGTTTTACAAAGTTCGTTGTATATTCAAAGTAATGTTTTATTGGTACATCAACTACTGCAGTGTTTGATGATAGTGAAGATATGTTTGGTATATCATACATTGCATCAATCTTATAACTACCTAAACTTACATAGTTTATTTCACTTCCATAAAGAATACCAAATTGTCTAATTGCTTGTACCTTTCCATTTGAAATTTGAGTTGGGTTAGTATGATATTTTTCTATATATCTATCACTTCTATCTAAATAGTTAAAGAAGTAATCATCGGTAATATCTGTTGATGATGAATCTGCAGTTCCTACGAATTTGTGAAATGTTATTGGGGAGTGTCTTTCAGATGAATCTTTTTCTACTATATCTGGAAAAGTATCACTTGCGTTTACAGATGAAGAAAATGTGTTTCCTTCCCATGCACTACCACTATATCTAAATTCTGGTACAGATGATTCGTTATCGTTATCTTTAAATATCTTTAGAACTTCTATTCTTTGTTTACAATATGTACTATCAAATATAGCGTTTTCATCATATGCCAATCTTAAGATAAATCTATCTGATTCATCTGTTACATTTGTTGGATATATTGTGTTTCTATCTTCTTCTATTTTAACTATCTCACTTATAAATGTGGCATCGTTACCGATTACTGAAGTTAGTTTTTCAATAAAGTTTCTATGAAATACTTTATAAACAACTGTTAGTTTTGTAATGTTGTTGCTTTGCAATAAAGATATAAACGCTGTAAAATCTAAACGATTATTTAATATATCGTTTATCATTGCAGTGTCTGTATTGAACTCTAATAGTCTTAACTTATTAGATTCATCAATAATAAAATCACTTGAAAATAAAGTACCTTTCATCTATGCTTTTCTTTGTATGAGTTCTTTATATAAGTATCTTGTAAATCTTTTTTTATGATATTAAACTCGCTAATTCTTCTTTAAAACTTCTCTTTTCAAATCTTCCTTTTCTTTCTGATAAGTAATCTCTTACTATCGCACAGTATTCATAGTGTTCATTTCGTTCAAACCATTTCATACAATATTTCATAGCCAATTCATATTCACTATGGTCTATGTAAACACATATGTTTGTTCTTAGAAGTTTTGCTAATATAAAAGATTTTCTATTATACTTCCATGCCTCATTAATCATATCTACCGCCCTAGTATAAAAATCTTCTCCATGATGTTCCATATACTCAGTAATCCATTCCCTTTGATTTGGGATTAGATATTTTCTCCAAGATACTTTTTGGTAGATGTTCCTCATATCTATAAATATTATGTTTTCCACAAAAGTTGAACAGCTAGTATTAAAAAACATAATGCTAATTGTATTAATATTTTTGGAGTTAAGTGTTCATTGAAGTAATAGCTCGTTAGGATGATGTAGGATACCATTCCTACTACAAATCCAACAAATCTATTTGGCCATAAATTTCCTCCAAAACCTTCTACACCAACTCTAGTTGCCTGTAAGAATACCCATGTTAGTGGAATTGCCATCAGATACCAACCCCACCATGATGGTGATTTAGTTGGGTCTTTGAACTGCCAGTTGTGTTGAAACCATACTGCAGTTTGACCGATTATATAAAGTAGGATGGCCATTCCTATGTAATAGTAATTTAATTTCATAACCTTTTATTTAATTTTTTATTTAACTACCGTATGAGGTTGTATCAGTAGTTTCAGTATCTATGTCTGTTGTTGTATTTGTTACATCAATATTAGTGCCTGTTGATGCAACACCCTCTGGATTTTGAGAAAACCAATGAGATGATATTACTGTACCTCTTTTAAATGGTTTAATAAATTGGTTGTCCATATCAGTTGTAGAATCATATAATAATGAATCTATATATTGTACAACTTCTCGTTCTCCAATAAGTTGTGTACCACTACTTAAGGAATCTTCCATAGTTACTCCCCACCTAGTTTCATCTTCTTTAAAAGATTGTATATAGGTTTCCATTTTAGTTTTATTTAATTGTATTCCTGGTATTAGATGAGATGTAAAATATGGATTACCATTATTTCTTGCATAATCAATATCATCTTTTAATCCTTTACTTATGTATTTATTTCCACTATCTGTGAATATTATCTGAAATCTAAATTGTGTTAATTTATCTCCAAGATTTCTATAAACAACACTACCATCTATTGGTTCTATGTATCCAAATGGTCTTGGTAGAGGTATCGGTAAACCTGTGAATTGTGTTGAATTGTATAATCTACTCTGTTGGTTTATTGGATTAGTAAATGTACTAGCAGTGTGTTCTACACCATCAGAAATAATTTTATACCTACTTCTTAGTTGTGAAAGAAACTCTCCTATGGGTTTGTTTCTATCCTTTTTAACAGGATATGTGTTAACGATTGTAACTCTTGGTAAATCAGTATCAATCTTTTTAAATCTGTCTGAGGTAAATGGAAAATCACCAGCTGGTTCACTCTCTATATCAACATCATTTGGAGTAGGTGGTGGTACAAAAATTGATGGTTCTTGTGGTGCAATATATTCTGGAACTGGAGAGGTTGGTGGAGGTGGTGCCGGTGTCGGTTGTTGTACCCTTTGTTGTGGGGGTGTTGGTGCAATGTCTGGTGGAAGTACTACATCCACAGGTGTTTCACTAAACTCCTGATTGTACTCTTGCATTCTACTTAATTCACCACTATTCTCTAATGACTCTCTAGCCTCAGTTGATAATCCTCCTTGTGCATATTGTTGTAATATTTGTGTTTCAGCGGTTATTTGTGATTGTCCAGCTAATATAGTATTACCCAATGCTGTTTCAATACTACTATTGAATTGAAAGTTTTGAGCTGGTTGGGTTAGTAGGTTTACTTGTTCAGTAACAGCTTCTTGTATTTCTTGTGGGGAAGCACCTTGTCCTCTTAAATCATTTGCTACTTGTTGAGGTGTTGTAGTTGCTCTTATATTCGCTTGTGTACCTCCACTTATTACCCAGCGATACTCTGTTGGATTCCAAGCCCACCTCGTACCATCGGGTTGGGTTACTTGTTCGAATGAATACATTCCAGGTCTACCAATTGGTGAATATAATGCCATGTATATAAATATGGGATATTATAATTTACTCTCCACCAATTCGTGGTATGCATCTTGATATGCGTCCACTCTTCTGCCTCTGTATTTTTCACTACCCATAAGTTCACCTGCTCTATCTCTAACTTCTTTGAGCATGTTTACTGAATGTGATTCATATAGAATCTCTTCTATTTGTTTTTCTTCTGACATCATTGACCTAGTTTTTGTTGTAATCGTTGTAACTTTAACTTATCCTCTTCTGATAGTGGATGTTTGAGTTTTAACTCTATTATCTCATTAACTACTTTTTGTATCTCGTTATCTTTCAAGTATTCTTTTATTGTTTGCATGTTTATATTATACTAACTTCATCGTACCATTGAACATTAACTCCAGCCTCATCAAACATTTCTAAGCTTCTTTCGGCTGAATCTAACCACTTCTGAGATTTTGCTCCTCTTGAATATCTAGTTACAAATATTCGTTCAATCCCAGCGTTTATAATACCTCTTGCACAATCAGCACAAGGTACTCCACAAGTTAAATACATAGTACATCCCTTAGTGGATACGCCAATACGAGCAGCATTATAAATTGCATTTCGTTCAGCGTGTTCGAACCAGTAATACTTTTCTGGCTTCTCTTGTCTCTTAGGTTTGTTATCATTTATTCCTCTTGGGAAAGAATTGTAACCTGTTGAAACAATCTCTTTATCTTTACCAACAATAACCGCACCAATCTGTGTACGCTCATCTTTGGATTTTTCTTTTACCTTTTCGGCTATATTTCTAAAATATTCAACCCAGCTCATAACACTGTCTTTTTTATTTCAAATGATTCATGTGGTAGCCACATTACTAATACATATCGTGTACCTGAAATTAGTGGGTGAACTTGATGATACAATCGTGAGTCGAACATTACCGCATTACCTCTTTGTTTACTTATTTTAGTTTCGTTATTGTTCGTATCCCAAACAGATAAATCACCACCTTCGTATTCATCTTCATTAGATAGTTGTATTAGTATGGTTCTATATCTCCACTCTGTTCCTTTTGAACCCCTATCTTGGTGTCTTTTAAACTTACCACCTTTTGTGTATTTTAAAATTGAAGCTATGTTTTTTGATTTATCGTAATCTAATTCTTCTTGGTATCTAAACTTTTGAGTTTGTATTATTTTCTTAACTCCAAACTGTTTTAAGTTTTCTGTTATAAAAGAATCTTTAGGTATTAAAACTTGTCTTTGTGTAGATATTCTAAATGGATTTATACTATGTAGTTCTTGGTCTATACTGTTGACAGTTTTACTTTCAAACCATCTACCTCCTTCAAGATTCATAATTTGTTCACATTCTTTATCAGTAAATAATCTCTTTTCTATCATACCATTTCCCAATCTATATCTTCTATCATTTCGCAGAACCAATATGTTCCACTTGAATGTTGTGTAAATACAGTATCTACTCCTAACCATTCTTTTACCATCCTTACATCCTTTACTCTATCCATAGGATATTCTGCATGAATTACATACAATCTACCATTTATGTTTTGTACTGGTCTCTTGAATGATGGGTATCTACTCATCGTTTCCTATTATGTAATAGTTTCGAATTGCAACCATTAACATAATTACTCCAAACGATTCTAATATATTTAGATTTGACCATATTGGGAATATAGAAATCTTAGTAAAGAATGATAAAGCTACAGCAGCTGTAGCAAATAATAACATTCCTTTTGTATAATCGTATTGTGGATTGTTCATATTCATGTTTTTAATTTTGTAGCCCGTAGGAGAGTCGAACTCCTCTTTCTAGGATGAAAACCTAACGTCCTAACCGATAGACGAACGGGCCAATATTGTGGAGGATATCGGAGTCGAACCGATGACCTCTTCGGTGCAAGCGAAGTGCTCTAGCCAGCTGAGCTAATCCCCCATATTTTTATGTTTCTGTTTACGAGTATAGTTTTTCTTACTCTTCACAACTTTCTCGGTCATCTTCTTACCGATTTCGTGGGATAATTCGCCGATAGTTATATCGTCCCAATCAACCTTCTCTTGATATCGGTTCTGTTTGTTCTGTTTCTTCATCACTTACCAACTCCATTGTTGTGTTACTTCTATTCCTCAGATATTGCTTCTCAGTCCATTGAGGTGTTCTATCTGTCACAAACTCAATAAACTTATTAGTTTGAGAGTTTTCTGTTTCTTCTTGTATTCTATATCTTAGTTTTCTCATATTAATCGAACCATTGGTCTCTATTAGTTTTGATTTTATATATACCTGTTTTTCTCAATACTTCTCGTTTCTTCTCCTTCATTTCTTTTACTCTTGGATTCTTCTTTCTTTTTTTATGTTCAGACATACCATCAAGATATTCAAGAAATCCATCAAAATCTTTTTTACCTAGTTTATCCAATTCCTCATCACTTAGAGGATTCTTAGGGTCATACTTCATTATATGTTTTTCGGAATTGAGGTTGCGTTGTTTTGCATCTTCATATCATTTAAAAGATTTAGAAATTGTTGTTTTGTATATTTTCTTCCATATACATAATATTCCACATCTCCATTCTCTTTTATTATTGCCGGCCCATCCCAACTATGGAATTTACTGTCAAATGTGTGATATTGTGTGCCGTTTGATTTAAATGATTTGTATTGTTTACTTCCCATATCTATTATATTTTTAAAGGTTTATACAGCTAATATACGAAATTAAATCCATATATCCAAATGTTTTACTATCTTTTTTGTCATAACTCTTAATGTCGGTTCGCTTCGGACTTTTTTATCTTGATATATATTGATAGTTTTCTAGTTGTTCTAAGAACATCCATCCTTGTGCACCATGGCCTTTCTCGTTTTGATGATTGTCTAGTATCTTTATATCGTTCCAATACGAAGGATAGTTGCCCATCCAATCGGTAAAGTTGTCAAACTCCCCAAATTTTAGTAGTCTACTCCCCATACTCTCTTTATAAGTATTCCAAAAGGGATTTAGGTTTCCTTCACTCTTACTACCGTCATCGTTCCAGTAGAAGTTAAATACATCTCCATCGTTACTCCATGTGTATATGTTGGGATGTAGGTTACTGAGCGATAGGATTGTATCCCTATACTGTAAAAAGTTAAGCAACTCTTGTATCTGTACCCAAGATTTGTTTTTTTTATTGAACCCTATCTCATCGAGTCTATCGACCTCTGAGGTATATAGTGGGTAATCCTTTCTTATGTAGTTGTAGTGCTCGGGTACTATTGTTGACAGAATTTTGGCATCGCTTTTTTCTTGTTCATGTAGGGAGTAGTTAGAATCGAGGTTAAAAATTCTTGTTCGATTTCTTGGAGGTTCTTCTATTATAACTAAATCGTTCTTTCTCCAATTCTTAGCAGTCCGAAGAATCATTTGTTGTGTATATAACCAACCTTCTCCTCCAGTAGCAAAGTGTGTTGCCTCATCTAGTTCACAATGGTTGTTATCCCATATTCTTTTATAGTCAAGATTAAACTTATTCGCTATAATACCATACCATGTATCATCATGTGAGAGAACTCTATCGTTCCAATTATCAGAGTATGAACAACCGTATATCCAAAGTTTGTTTTTCATTCTCTAAAGAAGGTATCGTATATTCCCCATACTGTTCCTCCTATCATTAGGGCCAATACTATTATCTGTTCCATTTTTCTATTTAAAATATTCCATATCGTACATCTCTTGTAACTTATAACTTATTTCTTTTGGTATCCTAATAAAGAATACCCTCAACCATATATAAATTTTTGTTGGTAATGAAGGTTTAACTTTTAACATAATTCACATTCTGGCATAAACCACCATATTAATAATATTAGAATCATAGCAACTATTGTTACTACCAATTGGATTCCCTTGTTTTGTGATTCTTTCCAACTTCTCATTTTCAATCCCCAATACACTCCGATTCCAGCAGCCCAATCCATTGCTCTACCTATCCAATCGAATGGTGGTATTTTTAAAAGAGTTAATAATCCTATAAGGAAACCTGTAAAGTATTCTCCTCCGATAATCAATCCAATAGATGCTACTAAGAAGTACCAACCTATGTATTTCTGTAAGTGTTGTTTTATGTTCATAACTTTTTATTTCGTTTTTTTATTTTATATATAGTTAAGCTTGCTAGTATAGTAATGGGGGTAAGGGGGACAACCTAGTACTGAAGAGTGGCCCTACTATAGCTACTAAGCTACTAAGGGGTTAAAAATCTTTTTAAAACCTTATTCTCTTTTAGTACATCGAGGTGTACATAGTAACATTCCCACTCTATTCTTTTCAAGTGATTTACATTTATCGTTTTTTCTTCTCCTGTCTGTTGACAGATAAAATGACCCCAAGGTGATAAAGTATATGCTAGTCCAGTCTCTTGGTCTAACCATATTCCTTTTAGATATGGGTTATAAATTCTAACATAATCATAACTATCAAAAATAGAGTCCACCGTAGGAGGCCAATAATGTTCTATCGCAAAGAATCCTATTTTATATTCATCTTGTGCAAGTAGTTCTTTTAACATATGTTCTTCAATTGAGAACGAATCTCCAAAACTTCCTTCAATATCAATACCCATAAAGTTAATAAACTTAGGAGCCTTGTTATCTTTCAGTATTGTACATATATCTTGACCACCAACTTTATATGATTCTTTATGCATATCATCTGCTTTCAGTATAACATGAGATAAAGTGTGAGCTTTTCCTTCAAAAAACGAATGTTCTCCTTGATAATCTCGTGGTACAATGGCTGATGGTGATACTGTACACTTACGATTCTTTCTTAAATCATCAATAAACGCCCAATTAGGTTCTATACATAACCCTTTCCAACCCTTATCTTCTAAAGCTTTCGTTTGAGATTGTAAAATTCCATCAGTAGCACCACAATCTACGAAGTATCCATCACTAATAAATGGGTAAACTACCTCATTAACTAACTTATCGTTGAAAAAATCGTGGTAATATTTATCAAATTTAGTACCTTGTATATCTTTTAGGTACTTATCTCCAGTTGAATCCACATCCGAAGTGTCCAAAATTGGCTGTTCTTTCATATATTGGTTGTTTTAAATCTAGTTGTTCTATGATTCCATTAGGTGAAAGGTCATATCCAGTCACAAATTGGTGTTCTCCATCCACCAAAGCACTGGCTTGAAGAGGTTGATTATACCCAATTGCATACGCAAGTTGAACTATTACCTCCTTAGCCTCCTTCTCTTTTAGTATATCTACGGCTATTTTTCTTGCCATATAAGCAGCTGAACGGTCAACTTTACTAGCATCCTTCCCGCTGAACGCTCCTCCACCTAGTGGAACTCGTGGGCCATAGTTATCTACGGCCAATTTTCTACCTGTCAACCCTGCGTCTGCGGAAAATCCTCCGATATCCCAATCTCCAGCTGGGTTACAATGTAGTGCATCTATTCTATATTGAGGAAATTGAGAGAAAAATTTCTCACATTTCTTTTCTAACTGTTCTTTTGGAGCTCCTTGAAACGAAGCAACAACTCTTAATGAGTTACCATTCATGGTAATTTGAGTTTTTCCATCTGTTTGGTAACTAGCATATAGATATCTATTGAGATTTCTAGCCAAAAAATACTCTTGTGGAACATATTCTTGGTTCTCGTTACACGCATAGCCAATCATAATACCTTGGTCTCCCGCCCCACCAGTATCAACTCCTTGAGATATCTCTGGTGATTGGGTTTCTAAGTGGATTGTAACATCATCTATGTTAGAAATTTGTTTAACTATTCTTTTAATATCACCATCGTTGAGTTTTGCTTCGGTGGTAACTTCTCCTGTAATGAACACTTTTCCATGTCCTCCCATTGTTTCTACGGCAACTCTTGAATTTGGGTCTTGTTCTAAACACAAATCTAAGATTGCATCGGATATCCTATCACACATCTTATCAGGATGTCGTGGGGATACAAATTCTGCAGTTCTAATCATTGATTATTTTTAATTGTTATATAGTATGTATAAATATCATATAATGATATTCTTGAAAATTGAGGTCGAGATAGGATTCGAACCTATGTATATGGATTTGCAATCCACCGTATCACCACTCTACCACTCGACCTTGTGGTTAAATAGAAAGATGAGATAATTTTTCTTGTAATCGTTTCATGTGTTTACAAGGTGAATGGGGTCTGAATTCTCTAGCAGGACATTCACAATCATCTATTTTAAAATCAGTTACTCTTACATTGTAGTAAGATAACTTTTGGGTTTTTTTATTTCGAGAACCCATTTCTCTATAATACCAACTTTCACTCATTACCTTAAGTAACTTGGTCCATGATATTCCCACTTATCAGTACCAGCAAATATATTACCTCTACTGTGTTTAGCGGGAGCTCTGTGATTTTTAGGTTTTAACAAATCTCCAATTCTGACTGGAGAGTACATATTGTAACCTTCTTCCATCGATACAAAACCCCATATAGAGCCTCCATCGAATATTTTAATGTATTTCTGTCCCTTTCTAAAAGTTAGGGGTGAATACTTAGTACTACCATAGTTTTGCTGGTGGTAAACTTTTCTTTCATTGTTTACCTTTTCCAACCATACTTGGAATTTAGTTTTAGGATTACCTTTTACTAACATATATTGATTTTAATTAAACTTGATTTATCTTGGTGGGTTTTCAAGTACCCATAAATTCTTTTTAGTAAGACCTAACTCAGTCATACTATCTTGTAATTCGAACCTTACCTCATCAGAACTAGGGAAATCTTTCTTCATTTTGATTAAAGTAGATATCTTGTTCTGAAGATTAGGTATAACTACATTTTCTAACTTATCTTTTTTTTCGCCTCTTATCTTATTGTGGTTCATAACTCTCAATCTTACATAGCTAATATACGAAAAAGAATTGACAGCTCCAAATATTTTAACGATTATTTTGCATATTTTTTCTTATATACCTCTAAGAACCCATCACCTACTCCCATAGCTAGAATCTCTGCATCGTGGGGGATTATAGGTTTGGTAGACCTGGAATTATTGATTCTATCCACATGATATGGGAAAACCTCTACTTTTACCTTTCTACCTCTTTTAAGCTTATAAGCTACTGTTGTGTGTTTACCTTCCATTTATAATTAAAATTTAAAACCTTTTGGAGACGGGCACCAATAATACTAATACTACAGGTTACCATAAGGGAGATAACGAATGTATTCCCCATACAATTAAACTCCAAAATAAAAAACTACCTACTATCATAACAAGACAACCTAAAACAGGCTTTCTCTGTATATTGTTTGCTTCATCAACTACTTGTTCATAGGACTTGTACATAAAAGGCGGTGTGACACCACGCTTCTTCTTATCCTCATAATCTTTTCTTAAGTATTCTTTACTATTATTCATAAAATGATTCATATTTAAAATTCTTTAAAGAGATGGGCAACCTTGAGTAGTAGTGCAATCTCTATTAATAACTATTATTTATACACTTTCTTACACCATAGGTGTAGATAGGGTGTTTTTTCCATAGGGTAAAAAGCTAACCTCAGCCCAAAAGTGTATCCGGGCCCCTCTACCAAAAAAGGAATGCCTGCAGTAGCAAGAAACCTCGTTGGGTTATTCCCTATTCAGGGTCTCCCATAATACTCCTATACCTAGTAGAAGTACGCATGTAAGCATAGTTTCTAGTGGATTTTGTAGTAGTACAAGTAGTATCCTAAAGAATAAGTTTATAGCATATGGTAGGGCTGTTACTCCTACTACTGTACTTATTATTAAGATTACCCAAAAAATTGTATTTGATTTTATTAATCTCTCAATCATACAGGGCTAATATACAACAAATAATTGACATATCCAAATATTTGCACGCTTTTATGCAAAAAAAACCAGCTGGATGAGTACAGCTGGTGAAATTGATTTTACTTAATGTATTCCGCTTGGGAATATGGAGAGAGAATGGTCTCATCTGAGTCAGTTGCCCGAGTATCTTTCATTTCCTATAAGGACTTATACTGAGAAATAAGGTAGAATAGGTTGGATTTGAACCAACTATTAGAAATATTTCATGTTTCGAACCACTTTTTACCTCCACAACAGAGGAATAATACCTTCCCATCCAAAGGAAGTCGAGGAGTAACCCTCTGATTCTTCTTACTATTCTATATATCTTTCAAAGAACATGGATTGTCTAGAGCTTTTCTCAATCAACAATCATATTACATAGCTAATATACGAATAATAATTGACAATTCCAAGGCATTTCTCATTTATTTTGCATTTATTTTGCGGATAAACCTTATAAAACACAGAATAGCGTGATGCTGATTAGACTTCCTCTACATAAGAACAGAAGTGACAATATGTCATGTGTTACAATGTGTTACTTTTCCCCCAAGCATATCCCGATTATGTGTTACAAATAGAAAAAAGTATGCGTACGCCACAAGCAAAGATACGAAATAAAATCGATATTACCAAATAAATAACATGACAATATGTCTGATGTGCTACGAATTACATTATTTGCAAGGATTTCTCGCTTGGTTACATATATGCAAAACCCCATTAGCCTATAAACCCCTAAGCACTGACAATATGTCATCTCTGGACACATACGCTTGAGGCTCGGAATAATGATGCTATATGTTGCTCACCACTAGCATTATAGGGAAATATGTCAAAAAATCATTATGATACCC